TGTAGGCGACAAAATAATACCATTAGAAGGATTAGATAATAAAGAACATATAATATATTGGTATGCAATGTGTCAGTAAATACATTGAACATAAAAGTTAACTAAAAGGACCTTGGGTCTGTATCATTTTATACTTAGTGATTAAAAGTATAAAATGATTTTTTTCTTATATTTTTAAATAGAAATATCTTATATCAAGATGCCTATTACTCGCCTTCAAACTCAAAACCTTTATGAACTTATGAACTATGTCTATTCTCTCTATACTACTGAGAGTTTAGACTATGAGTATTTTTCTACTCATAGAAACGAAATAATGAAATTTATACGTGAACATAGTAAGAATGACGCTAATGACATATCAAAGTTAGTTACTTTAATAACAAATGAAAATACTAATTTATTTGAATATGCTGATAAATTGTCTATGTTATATAATCGTCTCATCACTGTATTTTATATTATGTCAGATGTAGCAAAAGTAGCTGAAAAAATTTATGGTGCAAATTGTAGTTTAGTTACTGTAGATTGGGATACGTATGCTAAAGAATTTGAAAAATCGTTTATTTCTTTTCAAAACTATCAAACAAAAATCAATAAAAAACAACAAGTCAAAAAACAAAAAATTAATTAACAAGTTAACTACCAAAACCTCGGGTCCGTATCATTTTCAGGTTATATTTAACCTAAAAATGTAAAATGATTTTAATAAAATATTTTGAATAAAAATTATATACAAAGATGTCGTATTATTTAATTGAATTTCGTAACTCAATGATTGAGTCAAGTGTATCTTCTAATAATTTAGATGAATTAATTGATAAGTTTGAAGACTATATTATTAGGATTTCTCGTTTAAGTGATGCCTTTATAAAAGCTAGACAAATACACGAGCTTAAATACAAAGACGAATTAACAGAAGAAGAAAAAGAACTTATAGATGAAAAATCTGAAATATTAGATATTTTATTTAATATAAATTATCACGGCTATGACGCAACCTATATTGAGTGTAATGATGGATATATGTATTATAATAATTTATCAGATAATTATGGAATGTTATTAGGCGGAATTGAGGGGCATTTTATCCAAGAATTATATAATGACTATATTAATTAAAGTTAACTATCAGGACCTTGGGTCCGTATTATGTATCGTTAAAATTATTTTTTCCTAAAAACAGGAAAAAATAAAATGATTTTTTCCGAAATTTTTGAACACAAAATATCTAATATTATTTAGGTTTATAACAATTACTTTAATTTTTAAACACGCTATTAAAATGTATGCTAATAAGAAATATAATGAAGAGAGAGAAGAACTCATTTCTATCTTAAAAGGATTTGATTTTTGTTATATGGATGACGTTATTCCATCTACTACTAGAAAATATCAAAAAATTGCTAACGAGCTTGATGAACGTTTAGTTAAGCTTGGTAAGAAAAAAGGAATTGAAACTTTAGAAATGGTAGCAACTACACGCGGTGGCGATGTTTATCGTGTGCGTTGCCCTTCTATTTTTCCTAAATTATATGGAGAAGAAGAAGTAAAAAAGATAAATAAAAAAAATAAAGAATTCTCTTTAAAAGGAGAGAAAAAAGAAAAAGCAAATAAATTATTAGAAGAAATGAAAAAAGCCCAAGAAGAGTATGAAAAAAAGATACAAGCCTATCAATCTATAGTAGGAAAAAAGAGAAAGATAACCCAAGTTGATAGTGAAAGCGATGAAGAAAGTGATAGCGAGGATGATAGTGAAAGTGACGAAGAAAGTGAAAGTGATTATAGCGATGAAGAAAGTGAAAGTGATGATGAAAGTGAAAGTGATGATGAAAGTGAAAGTGATGATGAAAGTGACAGTGATGATGAAAGTGACAGTGATTACAGCGATAGTGATTACTCAAGTGACGAAGAGAGTGATACTGAGTCAAGCGATGAAAGTGATGAAGAAGAAAAAAAACCAAAAAGAGTTAAAAAAGTTACAAAGAAACCAGTAAAGAAACCAGTAAAGAAAACAGTAAAAAAGCACCAGTAAAGAAAACAGTTAAAAAAAATTAATTAAAGTTAACTAAGATACACTATTTTTATTTTAACGGCTTAAATAGCCTTTAAAATAACTTAAAGAAATATATATGTATATATATTATAGTATAAGTATGAGTGAATATAATTTATTTTATAATATTTTTGGAATTGTATTATTGTATAATGTGGCGTTATTAGGGTATGTAAATAATGAAATTATTAATATAGTATTTATGGGTAAGCTATATATACTTACCTTGCCAAGGATAATATCAACTATGTTATATTTATTTATTGCAAAACAATATCCAATTTTTGGATATTTTTCTTTATTATATAGGCTATGCCAAGTGACGTTTCAAAGATATAAATTGATTTCTTAACGATTTTATAAGATTTTATTACTAATAACTGTTAGTAATAAAAATGTCAACTATTTATTATACTTATATGATTAAGATTAAAGAAGTTAAACGTAATATTCTCCAAGAATATTATAATATGTTTAATTGTAATAAAACAAAAGAAGAGATTCGTGAGTTATATGAATTGTATAATCTGAAAAATAAGCTAGGAATTACCGTTAGTGAACTTTATTATATAACTCATTGTAAATATACCGAAGAGGAATATTTGAATATAAAATTAATTGATAATTTTTCTAATAAGACATTAAAATTTTTACTACATAGACAAAATTCTTTAGACTATCCTTATACTAATATAGCTAGAATCTATTATTTACCTAATTATCCAGTGTATACCATGATAAAAGATTTAAAAAAAATGGTAAAAAATGCAATTAATATAGAAATAGTGTTTAGTAAAGGCTGTAAACATGCAGCTATTACATTTAAAAATCAAGAACAAGTAATGAATTTTGTATTAAATAATTCTACTATAAATTACGGTAATCGTTTTTGTGTAACTGCTTTTGGATATCCAGAGAAAGAGGTTAAAGGTGAAGAAAAAGTAATTGAACAAGGATATAAGACTGCTGTATCTTGTTATAATTTTTTAGAGATATAAATTACATTAAAAGTTAAATATATATTTATACTATAATAGTATACATATAAAAGAAATACGCTAAAAAAGTATAGTATAAAAAACATAAATTGATTTTTTAATTTTTTTTTAAAAATTAAAACATATAATTACTTGAAACTCATAATTATAATAATTATTTGCTAACTAAGATGTCTAATTTTAATTTATTTAAAACTGTTTTTGGAAATGTTGCTGTTATGGCTAAGGCTATGGATAATAACATTGATAAGTTTTGTCATGCTGTTTTATCTAATCTTAAAGAACATTACGATTTTGATACTTTAACTGAGGAAGGAGAATTTGAAGAATTCAAAGAGAAAGTATTAGTAAAGGCGTTTGATGTGTTTGCTGATTTTAAGATGAAGGTTAAGAAGCCAAAGGAAGAAGAAGAGGAAAATAAGAAAAAACGCACTACTGGTTTTATATTATTTAATTTAGAAAAACGTGAAAAAATTATTAAAGAAAATAAAGATGCTAAGTTTGAAGAGGTAGGAAAGCTTGTAGGTGATGCTTGGAAGACTCTTAGTGAGGAAGAAAAAGAAGAATATAATAAGAAGGCAGCAAAGTCTAATGGTGTAGAATATAAGAAACCAGTTATTAAAGAAAAACAGATTTTGCCTACTTGTGAGCATGATGGATGTGCTAAGAAAGTAAAGAGTGAATCAATTAATGGTGTTTATTTGTGTGCGGAACATAAGAAGGCAAAACAAGAAAAGAAGCCAGTAAAAGTATGTTCTCATGTTAAAAAAGGAGGAATTAGATGTTCTACTACAGTAAAAGAAGAACAAGACTTTTGTTCAAAACATAAAGAAAAGAGTTCAAGTAAGTCACCTGAGCCAAGAAAAGAAGAAAAGAAAGAGAATACAGTTTCTAAAACTGATAAAAAAGAAAAGAAAGAAGTAAAAAAAGAAGAAGTGTCAACTGAAGATAAGGCAAAGGCTAAGTTACTTAAAAAATGTAAATTTGACTTTGTAAAAGAAAAGCCAGTTAATGTAAATTCTAGTGAATTTTGGGTAACAAAAGGAGTTAAAGGTTCTTCTGATAGAGTTCACGAAAAGACTGGTTTAGTATTAAGCACTAAAAAAGATGATGTATTTTTAGTAGGTTTGACAGTAGATGGTGACTTGTATGAAGAGGAAGAGTTACCAGAAGCTGTGTTAAATTGGGTAGAAAGTTGTAAGATTATCACAAGTAGAAAGAAGAAGGTGATAATTGAAGATGAAGAAGATTTGGAGTTGGAAGAAAGTGATGATGAAAGTGTTTTAGCAGAGTTGGAGGATGATGAATAAACACTTTGTAAAGAAGTTAACTTAATTTTTATATTTACCTTTAGGGTAAATATAAAATGATTTAAATAATTAAATTAAAAATATTAGTTATAACATGTTTGATATTGCTACTTTATTTACCCTTATAATGTTTGTATTTTTGTTTATAGAGTGTTTATTAAGTGAGCAAAAATGCAGTAGTATAGATTGTAAGTTAGGGTTTCAAAATTTAGCCTTTATGTTTTTTGGTTTAGGTATAATGGTATTATTATATTCAGTGTATATGTATATAGAAAATTATTGTAAACGATCATCAAAAACGGAAAAAATTGAATAAAAAATAAAATGATTTTTGAACAACATTTTTAAAGTTAACTATCTTTAAAGATGTCTAATATTATAGATTGCGGTGTTTGTATGGAAGAGTGTAAGGAAAACCTTACTTGCGGTGCTTGTAACACTACTTATTGTATTGATTGTTCTAAACAATTTTTATTATCTACACCTTCGGCTCAGTGTATGGGATGTAAGAAAGAATGGGATGAACGTTTCATTCGTGATAACTTTCCAAAACAATGGGTCAATGGAGAATATAAAAAAAGAATTCAAGAATTAATCTTCCAAAGAGAACTTTCTTATATTCCCGGTACTATGTCTGTAGTAGAGGAAGTAAATAATTATAATAAACAAAATTTTTTATTTTATGAAAGATTAGAACAAGAAGCTTTTTATGATGAAAAAATATATAGATTAAGAAAAGAACAAGCAAAATTATGTGTTGGTTCTGAACAACATTCGGATAGATTAAAGGTTATTGCTAAAGAAATTTCTACTTTGACTAAACAAAAAGATAGTATTATTACAAGACATAAGACAAGACCATCTGCTGTAGATTTTGAAACAACTGAAGAAGAAAAACAAAGAAATAGAAGAGTGAGAGAAGAAAGACTAAATCATAGAATTGGAGGATATCAAGAAGAACAAAAAGAAGAAAAACAAGAGTTTGTAGGATTAAAATGTCCATTAGATAAATGTAGAGGATATTTAAATGAAAAAAATATCTGTAGTGTATGTGAAAAAGAATTATGTAAAAACTGTAATCAAGAAAAAACAGAAAAACATCAATGTAATAAAGATGACATAGAAACTTTTAAAATGTTATTAAAAGAAACTAAAGCGTGTCCTGGATGCGGCGTAAGAACAAGTAAGGTCGATGGCTGCGATCAGATGTGGTGTATAGAGTGTAAGACAGCTTGGAATTGGAGCACTTGTAAAAAAGTAGCAGGAGCAATTCATAATCCAGAATATTTTAGATATATGAGAGAAAGAGGTATAGCGATACCAACAAATCCAGAAGAAAGACGTGCAAATAATGCAATTAGAACAGGATGTTTAGACCAAGAACACTTTGATACATTATTGTATAATTCTTGTATAAAAGTAGGAAGACATAACGCAGACATTTCTTTTTCACAAAAATATAAAATAAGAGGTAAGTATGAAGTAAGTAATTTGTGTAGATTTTTACAAAATTTATTTAGACATATTTATAATGTAAGAAATCAACAGACAGGTGGTGCTATTTGGAGAAATCATAATAAAAGTACAAAAAATGAGAATGCTGGAGGTATAGTAAAAAGAAAAGCCTTTACTTTTGAGACTTGTAAGAAGGCAAGAGTAGATTATATATTACATAATACCACAGAAGAAAACTTTAAAAAATATATAATAAGAGAACATAGAGAGATAGAATATGAAAATATGATACAGTCATTATGTTATACATTTTCATATGTGATTGAAGATTTTTTAAGATTATTTCAACAATTTTTAGAACCAAATGCACATCTTCATAGGTTAGATCTTAAGGATATTCCAGAAGATATATTTGATGGATTAATAAATTATATAGAATATTTTAATAAAGAATGTGAAAAAATTTCTGAAATGTTTGGATATAAAACCCATTTCAAGGCAGAAATAGAAGGCGATGTTATAAAAATTAATAAAACAAAGATAAAAAGAGGAGTAAGTAAAAAAGTAAATAAAAAGATAGAAATGGAAGAAGATGAGGAGTTAGATAGTCTAGAAGTAGAACGTGACCGCGACAACGGCCGTAGAAAGCCTATTATTTTCGATTCTGATAGTGATTCAGAAGAAACAAGTTAACTTAAAATGATTTTTTTATTAATAATAATAAAAAAATTATAAAAATGAAAAGACGAAAAATTATACTAGAAGATGATATAGAGTTATATCAAATAGATTTATTTAATAAACAGTCCGATAGAACAAAAAATGATGAAAATAATAAAATAAGAGAAAATATTTTAGAAAATATATTAACATTAGAACGTAGATATTTTACAAACAAACAGTACGGTGAACAATGGAAACATTTAAAAAACGAATTTATGAGTGTTTTAAATATAAAAGAAGACGATAAAACACAAATAATTAGAAAGGCTGGTAGAAAGAATAATTATGATTATTATATACATTATAAAAATGGAGATAGAGAAAAGTTAGAATTTAAAAGTGGAAGTAAAAGTATGTTTAATTTACCTCAAATATTACAGTTAACAGATGATAAATTAATGGATTATACGTATTCTGATTTTTTTTATGAAAAATATTTAGATGATTTATGTGAGGTATGTAATACAAAAAAAATAGATAAAGATGACTATATAAAAAATATAAAAAAAACAAGTAGCGATATAGATATGTTTAATAGTATAAAAGAGTTTGAAAATAAAACAAAAAAAGATAATATTGTAAATAATTCTATAAAAGAATATTTAGAGAGTTATTATAAGAGATTAAATTTAAAAGAATTGTATAGTTATTTAAGAAAATCATTAGATAAAACATATTTAATGTGGGATTATAAGAATAAAAAGTTTACAAAAGAAAAATTAGATGATGATTTTAATAAATTAATAATAAAACAAATAAAAAATAATAATACAATTATAGTTCAATCTAAATACGAATATAGACTATTATTACGTTGGAAAAATGGAAAAGGGGTATTAAATCCTGCTTGGCAAATATGTATTCGTAAAATAATAAGTTAAAAATAAAATGATTTTTATATATTAATATATAAAAATTAATACAATAATGACTCAATTTAATGACACTTCGATAAAATTAAACTCTCTTTTATCTAAAAAAATTCGTAAAGATGAAGGTATCTTCTTTACTCCAAAAAATGCCAGACAGATTATCATAAATGTAATTGATAAACAACTTGAAAAAGGTTTTCAAATAAATAATATATTAGAGCCTTCGTTTGGGTCTGGTGAATTTTTAGACGATGTTAAAAAATATAATGCTAATATTATAGGAGTTGAAAAAAATGAAACTATATTTAAAAATGTAAATGATAAACAAACTAATTGTGAATTATATAATAAAGATTTTTTAACTTTTTCTCACGATACAAAATTTGATGTTATTGTAGGAAATCCTCCTTATTTTGTTGTTAATACAAAAAATAAAGAGTGTATGACAGGTAGAGGAAATATTTTTGTATTATTTTTATATAAATGTTTGACGCAACATTTAAAAAAAGACGGTATCTTAGGATTTGTTTTACCTACATCATTTTATAATTGTAAATATTATGAACCTTGTAGAAAATATATAGCTAATCATTGTACGATTCTTCACCTTGAGAATATTGATGTAAAATATTATGAAACTGACCAAAATACAATGATATTAGTATTAAAAAATAAAATATCAAAAAAGAAGAAATATATTTTAGACTTTGACTATAATCTATGTTTTTCTCCATATTATATTGAATTACAATATTTATATAAAGATTCAAAAACATTAGAACAACTTGGTTTCAAAGTAAAAACTGGAGAAGTTGTTTGGAATGAAAATAAAGATAAATTAGATGATGAAGAAGGGTCTTTAGTAATATATTCAAGTAATATAGTAAAAAATGAGTTAATATTAAATAATTTAAAAGGTGAGAAAAAACAATATATAAAAGATTGTAAAAAACAAATTTCTACAGGACCAGCAATATTAGTTTCAAGAGGATATGGTAATAATTATATATTTTCTTATACAAAGGTAAATCAAGGTATAAAATTTTATGGAGAAAATCATATAAATATAATATACCCAACCACAGAAGAAAGTAAAAAATATATAGACGTAATTTTAAGGTCATTTGAAGATAAGCGTACTCAGAATTTTATAAAATGGTATATTGGAAATGGAGCGATATCAAAGAGTGAAATGGAAACAATTTTACCAATATTTTTAGATGAAGAAGAAGTAGAGTTGGTTTTTGAAGAATAAAAGTTAAAATAATTTTATTAATAAAAGTTAAAACGTATGATTTTTTATATAGATAAAAAATGATACTTGATAGTTATAATACTGAAAGAAATAAAATAATCAATGAAATAACTTTAAGAGACGATTATCAGGCACAGATATTTGCAACATTAAATAAATTTTGGTATAAAGATTTAGATATGTCTCCTTATTCGTCTTATGCTGATGTATACTGTTCTTATGTTTGTAGATTACAAGGACAAGAAGCTATTGGACATTTATTTATTGATGTTGTTCCAACATTAAATGAAGATTTTCCAAATATTATTAAAGAATTAAATAAAAAGTATTATGATAGAGTAGCTCAATTAAAGAAGACAAAAGAAGAGTTAGTAAACGAAAGAAGAGTTTTAGTAATTTGTAAATATGAAATTCAGTCAGTTTCATTAGACCGTTTTAGAGAAATTTTAAAGAAACATGGAATTAGACTTTGTATATTAAAACAATCTGAACAACTAGATGAAGTTGATAGCGAAAATGAAGAATAAAATTTTTATTAATTATTATTAATAAAAATTAACTTTTTACAAGATTTAGTGGTCTTGTTTACAAGACATTTGGTCTTGTTAATTTATAGATTTAAAATTTTTGTTACAAATTTTATTATAAAGTTTGTCGTTTCCATATTCTTTACAAATATTAGTTACTTTTTTTAATTCTGTTTTTGTATAAACGTCGATTAATATATCTTCTATAGAAGATATAACATCAGCATATATTTCTTTTTGTGGAAAGATTTGTAAAGCAAGATTCATAAAAGGAGTCCAACCTTTATTATCTGGTATATAAGGATCAGCGCCAAGTTCAAGTAATGAATAAACCATATATAGATTACAGTTATAAATAGCATAATGAAGAGGAGTTTGTCCAGAATGGTCTATTGCGTCAAGGTTAGCTCCTAAAGCAAGTAAATCTTCGAATAAATTTGTATTTTCAATTTCAATACACCTATGCAGCATAGTTTGTTCATAATAATTTTTAGAATCTATATCAACGTTGTTCTCAATTAATATTTGAAGAATTTGACTATCTTCTTTGTTGTAATTTGCGATGTCAATTCTCCATAATATAGAGAGACCATTAGGTAAAATAAAATCTTTAATTTTATTTTTTAAGACGATATCTTTTACACGATCAACGTTTTTATGTTTAATAGCATCAATCAACATTCTAATTATAAATGTCATCAGATAATTATTAAATAAAATAAAGATAAAAACTCAATTTATGTTTCTCTGATAAATTTTAATTCTTCTGTAAATTTATTCATATCTTTATAATAAGGTATTAATCTGGTTCTAATTATATCGATTGGCAAATCCCACCATTTATATTTTAATAATTGTTCTATGATATCATCTGAGAATCGTTTTTTAATTACTTTTGCAGGATTTCCACCAACTATTGTATAAGGTTCTATATCCTTTGTTACTACAGAACGACCTGCAATAACTGCTCCGTCTCCAATATGAACTCCTGAATTAATAATTGAGTCAGTCCCAATCCATACATCATTTCCAACAGATGGTGGTCCGTGTCCATAATTAATTTTTTCACATTCATTCCAGCCAAGACGTTCTAAGAAAGGATATGTAGAAAATCTATTATAATCATGATTTAAATCAATGATAAATCTTGTTCCGTGAGCGATAGAACAAAATTTTCCAATTGATACGACAAAACTAAGATCAGTTTGAGAAATGTATCTAACATCTCCTCCATAGTAAGAATAATCACCTAAATAAATAGACATAATTAATTACATTATTATAATTAATTATTTAACTTTAATATAATATATCTTCATTGTTTATTATATCTTCGATTTCATTTGCAATTCTTGTTATAGTTATTTCACTAAGATTTACAATGTCCATATTACCGAATTGAGTAGGAGTGATTAAATCACTTTTAATTTTTTTTAAATAATAATAAACAAAACCGCTTCCAATACTTTGAGGATTGCTTGTGTTTAATAAATAAGATTTATTTTTTAATTTTTTATATAAATTTAATACATTTTCGATATGGTCATCTGTCACACGAAGTTCTTTTAATATTTTAGGAATATAATGTTCAGCAGTAATATAAACATAATTTTCTCTTTTATCTTTAGGCATTTGTAAGCCATAATATGTAAAACCTTTTGAAATATTTCTTTTTGTTATTTTTATTACTTTTCTTAAATATTCTGTTGTTTGTGGTTTTCCAAGTTCTATAAAAGAATGAAATACACAAGCAAACATAATTCCTTTTCTATAATTACTTCTTTTTATTTCTCCGTTTGTTACTATTAAATAAAGTTCATTTGCCTTTTCTGCAATATCATTTGAAAATCCTAAATCAGTTAAATCTTTTGTTATACCTTTATCTATTACTTTTCTATATTGACAACGACTTGGATCTGATGCTTCTACATTATCATTTGACCCATAATATCTCCATTCTGCTTCTTCGCAAACATTATCTTCTTTAACATTTTCACCGCAATCTACACAGATAATACTTCCATCGCTATCTATGGTATTTGTATGTTTACATTTTCCATCGTCTTCATCAGAGTATTCATCTACACTTACTTGAGTCATTAAAGATTCAGCAAGACTAAAAATATCTTCTTCTTCTTGTTCTTGTTTTTTCCTTTCATATTCTTTTTTATTAGGATGAGATAAAGCTTTTATATTTTTTTTAGGTATATTTAATACTGGACTTTGTGATTTTTCTTCTAAAAGAATTGAAGTTTTTTCTTCTCTTCCTTTTTTACTTATAGGATGTGATTTAATTAGACGTTTAGCGGAACTCATAGTTTTATCTTTAAACTATATAATTATGTTTTTATCTTTAAACTTTATAAATAAATTCATTTTATAAAGTTTTAAAATGCACCTCTATATACTGCATATTGTTTATTAATTCCAGTCCATTCTAATAATACGTGTAATAAAAATCCTGTCATAAATAAACTTACTTCCATTACATATTTTTTATTCCAAGATTTACAAATTTCTGGAAGTGTTATACCAAAATAAGGCTTAGCTAACTTTGATGCTACACTTCCTACTAACATCACTAATAATCCAACAATACAAGCTTCAATAAATACTCTATGTAAGGGGTCAAGAGAACGAAGATCTTCAAACATTTTATTAATTTCTTAAGAAATTAATAAAATTTATTTAACTTTTCTTTAATAAAAAACACCCAAGGTATTTTTAAAACATATATAACTTTGCTCTTTTTATTAATTTATCTACTCTTTCATCAGATAACTTTATATTTTTAAAATATCCTTTTATTTTATCATATGTTAAAAATGACAACAAACATATCCCTTCATACTCGTACATCTTTCCATCTAAATCTATATCAAATTCTGTATCAAAATTAGCATCTAACTTTATTTTTGTGGGCAATTGTTCTGTTATTTCACTTGGCAATAAATGAAACGATTGAAACGGTAATATACCAAATAAACTTTCATATACATTTAATGGTTTATCTACCTTAAAATCTACGTCAAAATTTATATCTTTTGCATATTTTGCTAAATCAGTTATTAATGGAGCATAATGACAAGGGTAATACCAGCTATAAGTTGGTATGCCTTTAAAATAATATCGTAAAACAAAGACTAAACCAGTTATATATTCTTCGCAAACACATTTTATTTCTTTTTCTAATATTCTTGGGTCGGTATCGTCGTATTGTAATTTTAATTTTTTTGTATAATATTCTTTTCTATAATTTTTAAAGTTTAACATTAAACCATCATCTCCAATAATTATATTATCAGCAAGTATACGGTCAGGCCAAGAACATTTTTTTGTATGTTTTTCTAATAACATTTTTATTTCATATTTTTCTAATTGTTCTAATAATCCTACAAATTGTTTTTTATTTATATATACTTTACTAAGTCTCTCTTCTATCAAAAATCCACCTTCTTTTGCATTTTGAGTATAACAATGATATAATGTTTCTATGCCTTGATTTCCTATTTCAACGGTTGGAATATGTGGTAAAAAATCATTACCAATAAAAAAATGAAACAAAACATAATCTTTTATTGCTTTTTCAGGATTAGCTAAACTATCAATTGAACTTCCACCTATCTTATAAAAAAGTTCAGTTTTAAATTTGATAATATCAACTAAAAAATAATCTCCATCAATATTATCAAAAATATTTTCTCTAAAAATATATACTTCGTTTTTATTTATTAATAAAGCCAACATAATAACATCTCCATCTGGACTTACTATAGTAATAGAATTATAAGGTTGCTGTTCAATCCATAGTTTTAATTTATTTTCACCTTCTCCGTGAACGTACATGTCGCTATAAAATATTTTTAAGTTATTCCATTCGTATTGTTTTTTTCGTTTTATAAAAAAAAAGATATGCTTACAAAGTCTATCCATAACTTCTGTTCCGCAAGTTAAACTATTTGGATCAAAATTATATGGATTAGTATTTGGATTTGTTGCATTTTTAAATCTTCTTTGACGTTGTTGATTACTTTTTGAAGCACCTGCCACTCCATCAATAGCAATATAAATAGCCTTTGTAGGTTTATTATAATAAACAATTTCTTCAATTTTTTTAGTTACCAGATTAAAAGCCCATTTTTCAAGTTCTTCGTATGACATTTTTAATTTTTTTTCTTGCATCATATAAGAAATATTTTTTCCACCATAATCAAATACTTTTTGAAAACAAGGATGAATGATTGCATTTAAATCGAACAATAAACAATCTACGCCTTTAGTATTAGAATTTGATAAAGTATTACGAGGAATTTCGTGTACTTTTTTAATAGTGGTGTAACAGGCAGGATGTTGTTGAGTTAAATATCTAAAATAACGAAAGATACCCATAGTTTAAATAGTTTAGTTGATAATTTAAAATTAAATTAATTTTAAATCATTTTACTTTTTCATTAAATAAAAAAATTATTTAGACATAAATAACACAAACAATACAAATACCAATAAAGCAAGTAGCAACATATTATCATTAGATTTATATTGTCTTTGAATAACGATAGTAGGGTTTTTAACAGGCTGTTTTACTACTGGGCTAGGTGTATAAGGTATAGTTTTTGTAGAAATAGGATAACTTCCCATAAAATTAGGATTATAAGAAGGAGAGTCTTGGTTTGATAGATATAACTTTTTAGAAACAGAAGGATTTGCCATATCCATAGAATTATCTTTAGTTATGATAGAGGGAGGTGACGCTATACCAGAAGTAGAAGAATAAATAGGGGTCATATTGTAATCAATATATTGATACTCGGTTGCCATAATAAATTTATTATAAAGTAAATATATAAAAAATAAATTGATTTTTTTTCTATATTTTTAACACATTTTATCTTATACTTTGATAGTAAAGTCTACGCTTATACTCGCTCTTATAATCACTTTTATAACTGTTATAACTTAATTAAATTAATTTTTTATAAATTATCGCTACGTATTATTAAAAATGGAAAACGAATTACTTATTAAAGGTATTCTCATTAGATGGTTACATTCTACCACTACCTCTGGTGAAAAAATTAACTTTTCTAATGCAGCTAAAACCGTCAATGATATCGGTATTCAAGTCGAAGTTACCCCAGAATTTAAAAAACTCGTTAAAGAACTTATTGCTGAATACAATGCTCCTGATGTTAGTTTTAAAACTCTTTTAGAAAAATATCCATTTGTTAAGATTGTTCCAAAAGGTGAAGCTGAAGAAGTTACCCAAAAGGTTGTTGAAAAATCTGATGATGAACTTAAAGAAATCATTAGAGAACAATTTCTTAAAGTTGTGAAGAAAAGAAGTGATATGTTTGGAATGACCGCTTGGAATCAAGTTAAACAAACTCTTTTAGAAGCTTATCCTGAACTTAATGATAAAAAGGCTAAACTTAATCGTTTAGCAGGTGAAATTATGGAAGAACTTGAACAAAATAGACCAGAATTTAATGAAGAAGAAGATGTTGAACAACAAGAAGATTTATTTGAAGAAGAAGTTGAAATTAAAGAAAAACCTAAGAAAGAGAAAAAAGAAAAGAAAGAAAAACCAATGAAAGAGAGAAAAGAAAAGAAAGAACAAGAAGTTTCCATGAAGTTTGAACTTGCAAAACAAATTTCAAAGGTAGCCGTTATGCCTGAAGATTTTGCTAAAACTAACTTACCCTATTATGCTGCTTTAAGTTATTATGCTGCAGATAGATATACGCCTGTAAACGATCCTTTCTTAACAGATTTCTTTATGAATTTTTATAATATTTCACCTATCTTTAAAAATGTATTTGTTAAGTTATCTCCAAATGAAAGATTGGCTTTTATTAAAGAAGTATTTGACAATAAGTCTCTTAAAGAGATTTATAGTAATTTAATTGAACAACAAGAATTATTTAATAAACCAATTAGCGTTTATATTGTAAATTTCCAAAAAGAAAATAGTAAGAAGAAATGTGAAAATTTATTACAAAATGTAAAAGATGAATTATACTATAATTCTATGCATTATGTTGCTTCTTTAGATTTTACTGAAAGTGAATTTCAAGATAAAGAAAAATTACAAAAATCAATTTTAGAACAACTTGTCTCTTTACTTCAGAGACGTTTGATTAAGATTAATGAAGATGATACTACTACTAAATGTATTATTAATGAAGATGAAAGTGATGAAGTTTATAAATATGTAAAAGATTTTGTTGGTGTTTTATTAGAAGATGTTAATAGTAAACAAGAGCTTGAAGATAAATTTAAGGCTGCACAAAAGGCTGCTATTAAAGAATTATTAAATGGTGAGTTTTCTGTATATTATGATGAAGATGATGAAGAAGCTCAATATGAAATTCAAAGACTTTATAATTATAGTTTCCCTGAATTATTAGAAGGTCTTCAATATAAGTATGTAGCTGACGATAATCTTAAGGGTAAGCCAGCTATTATGCATTATGTTTATTATTCAGTAGGTGCTCAAGCACAGACTGATTTGTCTTTTTTATCTGAATATTTTTCTAATGAACAAAATAGAAAGCGTTTATTAGTTATTTTAGAAAGGATTACTGAGATGATTCGTCCTAGTGAAAAGAGTGAATTAGGATTAGGTGATTCTAAAAAAGAAAGAGATGCAATTCAAGGTCTTAAGAAGAAGGGTGAGATTGATGAACTTGATGTTAAGTTTTTAGAAACTTTTATTAATTATTATGGTTCATTAAAATCACTTCCAACTTCTAGTAAAAATAGAACTTTAGACTTGAACTATCTTAGTCAATATCCAAGAGATATTCAGTCATCTATTTATAAAACTCTTATGGCAAGTTCTAATAAGGTTGCTATGAAATTAAAGAAAGAAAAGTCTACTAAAAAAGAACAAACCGATATTATTACTAAATTACAAGTTGAACTTAATAAAGAAGTTAAAAATATTCAAAGAATCACAGACCTTATTAATGATCTTAATATAGCAGATGAGGTTAAGGCTAAATTACTTTACGGTGTTAAAAATAATGAATTTGATAATATTTATATTTTATTAAAAAATTCAGAAGTCAAAATCAAAACTTTATTAAATCCTTTACAATATCGTGGTATTAGACGTTCTTATAGACTTCAAAAGCTAAACTCTCAACAAGATGAGTTACAAAAGATTATTGGTACTTTACCAAAAGTTTCAGCTCCATTAAAAGAATGTATTATGTTACACTATCTTGCTCCTTGGAAAAATATTTCTTATGAAAAAGCTGATAATATTGAATTTCATAATGTTCCTCATACTGAAAATAGAGCGCCATTATTTAATGCTATTAAAAACTTTATTTATTTTATTGCTAGTCCAAGTGGTTTAGCAAGAGAAGAAATGTCTCCAGAACAACAAAAGTTTTTCAGTCATTATGAATTACCACTTACTTTAGCTGAAGATGCTGGAAAGTCTTGGAATAAAGCACCTATTTATATTCCTACTTCTTACTTTTGGAAAGTTTATTGTTCTTCTCCATTAGACTATTCTGGTAATAAATTATCTCTTACTTATCCAATTAAAGATGAAAATGGAAATATGTCTACTTCTACCGTAACTTTTACTATAGGTATCTTATACCCTGGAAAAGGAAAAGATAATTTTATTACTAATGTATTTACTGAACAAGATTTTAAGAATGAAAAGGCTTGGTTTGAAGAACATATGGCTGTAACTTCTAATTTTTATAACTTTTGTCGTCTTAACTTAAATGTTTCTAAACAAGTTAGAGAAAAGACCAGAGAAAGAGGTTTAGTTATTATTAAAGATACTTTGACTAAGCTTTATAAGGCAGCAAGACCAGACTTAAGAGAATCTGAAATTTCTTATAATACTAGAAAATTAGAAGAAGTTATATATGATAAAGAAACTGATATTACAGTTGATAAATATTTAAATATTATTGAAACTGTTGTTTACTTTTTAAGCACTGATAGTCCTATCGCTTCTAATATCAATTATTATAAAAACCTGTTCTTGAATACTCCTACTCAAGCATATAAAGATATTATTTATACTGATATTTTAACTTATGTTCCTGAGATTTATTTAATTGATAGTAATGTTAGAAAACAATTTTTACAAGATTTACATTTTTATCTTGAGAATAGAACTTATTCTGAATGTAGAAAAGTATATAATGCTGTTAATGTAGGAAAGTCTAAAGCTTCTATTAGTGAATTTCATGAATCTTCTATTATTGATATTGCTACTACTAATACTAAGAAACTTTTCACTAATGTTGATGCTAAAAACTTACGTAATATTTGTATTAATCGTGATTCTGTGACCTCACCTGACGTTGTTATCACTGTTAATAATTTATTATATTGTTTCTCTAACGAAGATGTTCAAAATATTATTAACGATAAAGAAAGTTTAACTATTCCAGATGAAGTTAAGACAGAACTTAAAAAGTCATTTTCAAAAGAATTTTCTGATTATGCTAGTAGATTAACTGATATAAAAACAACTATTAATAGTCTTGTAAAAGATGATTTCTTAACTTTAGTTGATGATTTTGATATTAAATTTATTGCTCCATCTACTAAGGCTAGAGTTCAATTTAAGAATGCTCTCTCTTTGTCTAAGAAAGAAAATCAAAAGTATAAAGAACCATTTGAAGAACTTATTGAAAATATTAATGTTTATGTAGAACCATCTCTTACTGAAGAAGAAAAAGATCTTGTTTTACAACATTTATTAGAACAAATTAACGTTGAATATTTTAAACAAATTGAAAATCCTATTATCAAAGCACTTGAACAAGACCCTTCTTTATCTGCTAAAGTATACAGTATTAAACAAAAGATTTCTTCTGCTAAAGATGATGAGTCTGCTACTAAAATTAAATTAACAGAACAAATGAAGTCGTTATTAGCACCAGTTATTAGTTCAATTCAAAATACAACTGAACTAGATGTATCTGAAGCAGTCCTTGATTATATTGGCGGTTATATTGCGTCTAAACACGAAGCAATACACGTTCCAAAGAAAGTTCAACAAAAGACTGATAAGTGTTTTTCTTGTCAATCTATTGTCGAAAATGCAAGATGGAGAACTTTTTATTCTACTCAAGAAGCATTATTTTGTAGTAAAACTTGTTTTGAACGTCTTGATGAAAAAGTTACTACTGACAATACACAAGCTGTTAAAGAAAGTCTTGTTAGAAGTTTATTATGGCCTTATATTCCAGCTCGTTTTAGTGTTCAAGGTGAAACTATTAGAAAAGATAATGATATTATTTCTATATTTGAAGAAGATGGAAGTAAAATTGAAGATGTTAAGAATATAGATGTAGGTGGTCTTGAACAATCTTCTTCTGAAGAAAATTATGATTATGATACTATTTATGGTCTTATCTTAAAGAAACCAACCTTTACTTTACCATCAACTATTTTAGAACAAAGAAAAACTACATTAAAATTATTGGCTGACAAATTTAATATTAAATATGACGATAAAACCTCCCTTCAAGAAATTTATGAAAAATTAAGACAAATTTCAGAGTTTAATAAGATGTATGAAGTTATTGCTAATAGTTATATTACTGATACTGATAATTCACTTGATAAACTTGTTAATGAATTTATGGATACTCAATCTGACGATTCTGTTTATGCTCTTGCTAAAAGATTTAGAATTAATATTGGTACTATTAGTGCTCCAAGATCTAAGTCTGAAATTATTTCTGATCTTGAAAAACACAAGAAAATATCAGCTTCTATTAAGAGAGTATCTAATAAAGACAAATTGCTTAAATATGGTATTATGACTCCTCAAGGCATTCCTTCTTATGATATTGAAGGAGGTGTTACCAAGAAAAATATGATGGATGAATTTGCAATAAATAAAGCAAAAACTTGGTTTGAAAAAGCTGAAACTATCGATTTTACTAAAGATTTATTTGAACCTTATATGTTAACTAATAATTTATCTTTTGACAAAGAACTTATTGAAAAATATTATATTCTTACTAATTCTTTTAAGATTTTAGATTCTTACGGTGAAGCACTTAATACTATGAAAAATACAAATGAAGAAAATTTATTAGCAGAAACTAACAATAACTTTATTAATAAAATTGTCAAAGAATATACTACTACTGGTAGATTGTTAATTGAAGATGGAAAGAAGAAGATTGTTAAATTTGACACTGAAGAAGAAGCGAGAGAATTTATTATGCCAAGAGTTAAAGCTACACCAATTGATATTCAAACAATTATTAATTCTATTGGAGCTTCTACTATTAAGAGAGGATTAAAAGAGCAATTAGAAACTATTTTGAAGAAATATAAAAATAGAGAAGAAATGTTAGAAGAAATTGCAAATTATAAAAAGATGAAAGAAGATGGTAGAATATCTAGAGAAGAGTTAGAAGAATTACAATATTTAGAATATGTTGTAGAAAATTTAGGTGTTTCTCACGCAAAATTATTAGAATTAGAAGCAAAGGAAGGTAAATTATTATCAGTAAATGATTTAGAAATGGCAAGTAAAAGATTTATCAAAGACCCTGCTTCTAAAACTTTTTCTTCTTATATTTTCTCAGACCAATTTGATCGTAAGATTAGTTCTATTATGTTTATTCAAGATACTCTTAGAAAACTTTCTAATACTTTTATCAAGAAGGTTTGTGATTTACAAGCAAACAAAGAACTTGCTGATTTTGTTCCAGTCGTAGGTTCTCGTGGAAGAGACCTTACCAGAAAAATTAAAGAAACATCAGAAGAATTTATTGAATTAGAAGCAAAGATTCGTAAATTAGAAGATAAGGGTAAGACTGAAAAGGCTGAGAAGAAGATGAAGAAATTGATGGTATTGAAAGAGAAACTTGAAAGATTAGAAAAGAAAGGTAAGAAAGTTGAAAAGAGTGAAAAGAAAGAAGAAGTTAAACCTATTGAAAAGGCTAAGAGAGTATCAAAGAGAGAACAAATGACTAAAGAACAACAAGTAGCTGTTGAAGTTAAGAAAGAAATTGAGCCATTAGCAGTTAAATTAGTTATTAAGAGTGAGAAAGCATTAAAGAGTATGTTTGGAGATTTATATAATAAACCATTTAAGCCAGTTCCAGAGAATACTGAAGTAAAGATTATTGATTATGGAATGTTTTCAAGTGTATTTATTAGTTTATTTGGAAAGATTGCTAAGAAAGATGCAAAGAATGAAGTTAGAGCAATTATTTATTCTTCCCCTAAGAAATCTGGAGAAAAATACATTCTTAAATTACTTTACAATGGTATGTTAGTTGATGCTTTAAGAACTGCTTTTGAAGTATATAAACCAGAGGTTGAATCTGAGACAAAGACAACTGGAGAATTAGTCGACGAAGATGTTGATAATCTTATTGATGAACTTACTGAAGAAATTACTTCTGATAATGTAGTAGAAGATGATATAGATGAAGCTATTGCTGATTTGAAAGAGCGTAGAAAAATTATTTCAGAAGGAGGTGAAGATGACCAAGAAGTGTTTGTAGGAGCAGAAGAGGAAGGAGAGGAGGAAGGAGAAGAAGTAGATTATGATGATTTATTTGATGAAGAAGAGGTGGAAGTAAGTGAAGAAGAATATGATGAAAGTCAATTATAAAAGTATTAAAATTAAAAGTTAATTAAATAACAATTAAAATTTTCTAAATATAATATTAAATATATTTAGAAAATGAGTTTAGAATTTAAATTAGAAGAATTTATTCCTTATTACGTAGATTATAACGATACATCTTCTATCTATGATTTGCCAGAAGGAGATCAACTTTATTATTCAACTTTATTTAAAAAAGAGTTTGACGATTTGCGTTTAGATAAAGTAGATGAAATAAAACCAGGAGAATTATTTAAACAGCAGGTTTTTATTTCAAGATTTTTATCGTCTCGTACTCCGTATGATAAATTATTAATTTATCACGGTATAGGAACAGGTAAAACCTGTGTTATTACAGCGGTAGTAGAAAATGCATTACAAACATATCCAAACTTTCGTCCGTCTATTGTTTTAACAAGAAATCCAACTCTTAGAAATGATGTTATTTCAAAGATTGCTGGAGATTGTACTACAAATAAATATCAACCAACTGATATTTATGTTGATGAAAAAGATGGAAAGTTACGTGATAAAATTACAAAAAGAGTGGTTGATGAAAGAACAATTAGAAAAAGAATTCAAAAGAATATTAAATATGCGTATCAAGTGTATACATTTTCAAAGTTTGCAAAAGATATTAGACATATGAATGATACTATGTTAAAAACAGAATTTAATAATCGTGTGATTATTATAGATGAAGCTCATAACATAAAAGATAAAGCAAAGACTGTAGAAGGTAATATTAGTGTTTATAAAACGTTACATAATTTTTTACATGTAGTTCAAGGATGTAAAATATTATTATTAACAGCAACTCCAATGAAAGATCAGCCAACTGAAATAATTAATGTATTAAATTTATTATTGCCACTTGATAAACAAATAGATAAAAAAGAATTTATGATAAAATATATTAAGCCAACTGGTTTTGACCGTTCTCTTGCCACAACTTTTAAAGATACATATTTACGAGGAATGGTAAGTTATGTAAGAAGTATGACTGAAAACATTAAAGTAATAAATGAAGGAACAATTGATAAACAAGTTAATTTGAATTATATAAAAACTGTAAGATTAGCAATGGAAGATGAGCAAAATGAAGTGTATAGTGAAGAGTTTAAAAAAGATAATAAATTATTTGGAAAAGTAAATTTAGAAGAAGTTGAAGATGACCAAGAAGATGAAAAATCGAAATCAAATACATTATGGCTGAGAAGTCGTCAAAGTGGTATGTTTGTATTTCCAGATGGAAGTTATGGTTCAGAAGGTGAGAAAAAATATTTAATAATAAAAGGAAGTAATATAACGGTGTCAAGTGAGTTGGAAAAGTTTATTAAACAAAAAGGAAATGATAATAAATTAAAATTAAAACAATTAAAAAAGCTATCTTGTAAGTTTGCAAAGATAATTAAAGATATAATTGATAGACCAACAGAAAAGTTTTTTGTTTATAGTAATATAGTTACGGGTGGTGGTGCAAATTTGTTTTCAGCTATTTTACAACTTTTTGATTTTAATCATATTGAAATTCCAACAAAAAGCACAAAAGTAAATATTGATAATATTACTAAAAATAAAAATAGGTTTGTTTTAGTAACGGGCGGAGGGTTAACTCCAACTCAAACTGATATGTTAATTGATGGAGTTTTTAATGATAAAAAAAATATTTTAGGAGAATATTTAAGAGTGATTATTGGAAGTCATGTTGTCGGTGAAGGTAAATCATTTAAACACGTTAAAAATATGTATGTGTTAACTCCTGCTTGGAACACTCCAACTATAGATCAAGCAATTGGAAGAGTTGTTAGAGCAACATCTCACGTAGATTTTGAGAATCCAGCAGATAGATTTGTTAGAGTTTATAGATTAGCAGCATTACCATCTGAAAGTTTAGAAGAAGAAGAAGAATCAGTAGAGTCAATTGATTTGATAATGTATAAAATATCAGAAGATAAGGATCTTAAAATAAAAAGTATTGAAAGATTATTAAAAGAATCTGCAATAGATTGTGCATTAAATTATACAAGAAATGTTTCAATAAAAGATGAACCATATTCTAAAGAGTGTGATTATATGAGTGATTGTAAATATACTTGTGATTATGTTGATCCAAAATATTATGAGAAGGCTTGGGTTGGAGATAGAATTACAGATACTTATAATTTATATTATGCATATGAAGAATTAGATCGAGTAAAAATTGCGGTAAGAGAAGCGTTTAGAAGAAAAAATGCATATGATTTTTTTGAGTTATATAGTTTAATAAAGAATGATATAAAGGATATTCCACCGTTGGTTTTAGCAAGAGCTTTGAATGATATGATTTTATATAATGATGCAGTAAGAAATAGATATAATTTTATAAATTTTATTCGTGAGGATCGAAATTTATATTTTTTAGTTGATGACCCATTAAGTTCATCGTTATATACATCGTATTATTATGCATTAAATCCAGTTCCAGAAACAAAGTTTGAAAGTTTTGATGAAATTATAAAATATCAACAATTAATAAATTTTGAAGATGTGTTAGAGTTATTAATAGAAAATCAAAATGAAAGTAAAACAATAACAAAGATATTAGAAAATTTACCACAACATTTGATAGAGAAATTACTTCAAATTTTTTTATTTGCGAAGATAAAAAAGTCTGAAAAAAATAAAGAATTACAAAATCAAATAATTAATAAATATGGAAAATTTATTATTGAATATCCTGAAATATATGTTATAAATATTGATAAAAATAATTTGAAAAAACTTTCAAAGGATGCTGAATCTTATACCGATTGGGAAGAATTAACAGAAGAAGAAATGGAAAAAATGAAAGAAAAGACAATTGAAAAGATTAGTAAATTAAAAGAAAATCCATACGGATATTATGCTTTAATTGGAAATTCTCATAAAGGAAAAGATTCATATAAAAACTTAAAAATTGTTGAAGTTAGAGAAGTGAGATTAACTCAAAAAGGCGAAGTAAATAAGAGTGTTGAAAGTTCATTAAGAGGACAAACTTGCGGAGAAGGTATGTATCAATTAAAAGGATTAATTCCATTTTATTATGATATATTAAAGAAGACAATAAAATTAAAGACAGTTGCTCCAAAAGTTGAAATTAAAACAGATTATGATGTTGAAGATGTAATGAAGATGGATAATTTTAAGAAATATTTAAGAGAATATTTAATAAAAGAGATTGAAGATGATGAAATTATAGAACAATTATTAAATGATGATCCAGAGGAAATTAAAGATACATTTAGAAAGATTTTAGAAAAAGGTGATAAAAAGGATAAGAAGATAATTCCAACTATAAATTCCAAAGATGTATTTACATATAATACATTAAAAAATATTATAGGAATGATGGGAAAAACAAGAGATACATTAATTGAACAATTATTAGAAAAACCATTTACAGGATATGAAGAAGAAGAATTAAATGAAAAGATTAAAAATGAGATAGAGACATTAGAAGAGGTAAATGTGAGTAGATTAGGAAATGCATTACAAATGAAAGCACCGATGTTATGTCCTGTAATAGAAGACTGGTTTCGAAAGAATGGTTTATATGAAGAAAAATAAAAATGAAAAATGAAATTAAATTGATTTAAAAAATTTTTTAATAATAATATATTATCAGAATTATTATATTATTATGCTCAATTTAACCAATAGCGTTTATACAAAATCTATTAGAAAACCATCTACAAATCATCGTTTCGTTTTTAATAGTTCTAATAATAAATTTTCAACTAATAGTAATTATTCGAATATAGCTCAATACGAGAAATATAAAGTTCCTGTAATATCTTATTCAAATATTATTCCTGTATTAGATAAACAAAAAAATAATAATACGATTAAAATGGGTTCAATAGAAAAATATATTGAAGAAAAAAAAGATGAAAAAGAAGTTACAAAACGAAGTGGAATTATCTTTATCTCTAGAAAAAACGAAGAAGTTAAATTGTTAGTTGTAAAAGGTAATGGAAGTGGAATTTATAGTTTTCCAAAAGGAAGACAAAATGAAGATGAAACAGTTGAAACTTGTGCTATTCGTGAAGTTATGGAAGAAACAGGTATTCAAATAAGAGAAGAAGAATTAGTTGATAAGAAAAAATGTAAAATTGGTAAAAACACTTATTTTATTATAGAAGTTAATGAAGATGATTATCAAATCTTTAATATTAAAGATACAAGAGAAGTTTGTGAAGTATCTTGGAAGACCATTAATGAATTAAAAAATATAATTTGTAATAAAGATATTAGAAATATTCTTCAATATCCTACTAAAAAATTTTATTATCATAATTTTATCTTTGCTATTTCCTCTTAAAAATAATTTTTAATATTAAATTAAAAATTATTTAGTTAACATTTTCAAGAATAAATCTCGCTATAATTCTGTCTTTTTCTTTTTCTTCTTCTGGTAAATCTTCATACTTTGTGATTGCACATAAGTTTCTTTGCTCATCTCCTAAAGCTTTAAATGGAGGTTTATATTGAGTATTATTTATAAATGGTTTATTATCTCTCCAATAAATATAATTAATAGACCATCCATCATGAACTAAAGAACTTAATTCTTCTACAGTTTTTTCTTTTATTAAATTTTTATCAAAATTATTATTTGAAATAACGTGATATAAACTTATTACTAAATTATCATATCCAAAAGTTCCAGGAATTAATAACATATGTTTCCAACCATTTTTTTCACAATTATATTTATGAGCCATTTGGACCCAATCGTCTAAATACTTTCCAAATATTTGAGATAAATAACAAATAGCTCCATTAGCAGTCATTACAACCATTTTATATATTGTTATATATAAAATATTTTTTTAAATATGTTTTAACTTCTTTCATTTTGTAATCTCAAAGCTAATTGATAATCGCTTTCAATTTGTTCTTGATTATTTTCTTTTTCATCATCAGATTCTTCTTCTTCTTCAACTCTTTGATATAAATAATTAATTGCACCTTCATCTTCTTGCATTTCATATTCTTTTTCATACATTAAACGATGAACTTTCAAGTCTGAAGTTCTTCCTAAACGTAATGCTCTTCCGATTAATTGAGTTTCTAATGCGGTTGAAGTAGCTTTATGATATAAAATAATATCAGTAGTTTGAGGAAGATTAATTCCAGCACCATCACTTCTTCCGTTTAAGAAAATAATATTCAAATCACCATTTCTAAATTTTTCTAAAATATTATTCTTAGAAACAGTTGTGCCTTTTACTTCTGAATATTTTAATCCGGTTGATTTTAATGCTTCTATTACGTTATCATATGTATTACTAAATTCAGAAAAGATAATAAATTTTCCAGTTGGTTTTTTGTTAATAATATCTATAATATATTCTGATTTTGTTTTATGATTTTTCTTTTTTTGTTTTTCTTTCTTTTGTTTTTCTTCTTTGGTTGATACAATCATTTTCTTCATATCAATTGTGCCTCTACAAAATGGACAGTTTTTATTATTTTTAATAATCTTTGTAACACAACTTCCACACATTATATTTTTACAACATTCGACTAAACATTTATCTACATATTCTAAACAACATAATGGACATTCTCCTTCACTTTCATCTCTTTCAATTCTTTCTTTTATTGCATTTAATCGTTTCTTTGCCACTTCTAATTTAAGAATATATTCTTCTTTTTTATCAAGATGAGATAAAGTATCATGATAAGTAATTGATGCTTCAATCTCTTTTAATTTATCTTCTTCTTTTCTTATTATAATTTTTAATAAACTGTCAGTTTCAACATTTCCTCCGATAGCTTCGATAGCACCTTTAATATCATCTGCAGCAATCATTCTTTTTATTTCATCTTTTATATCTACTCCAATATTGAGAAATAATTCGTTTTTAGATTTTGCAATATAAACTAAGTTTTCAACTTTAGCAACTAAGAACGAAGTATTAATTTCTTCTTCTGAATTTTTAATTGCCACATGATCATATTTTAAATAAGAAGTATATCTTCCGCTAAAATTAATTCCAGATGACGCCAAACATTGATTAATAAAATTATATCGAAGTTCTATACTTCTAAATTCATAAACTTTTGGAATTGTTCCTGTAATTAACCAATAAAAATCTGCTTTAATATGTTTAAATGAACCTCTAGATATATATTCATCACTTATTAAACGTTTTACACAAAAACTATCTTCTTTTTTTATTTGAAATAAGTGTTCAGCAAATACATTATATAATGTTTTTGAAACAACTATAACATTAACTTTATAAAGATATTGTTCTAATGCCTTTATTTGAGCATTTGTCGTAACAATTTTAAATTTTAAATTAGTTTTTAATAATTCTTCTTTCCATTGAAATATAATACTATTTGGAACAGCTATTATATTAATTGGTATAAAGTTAACTTGCTTAACTTTTGTATTTTTTATCATACAAATTGAACTTCCATGAACCGAATAAATATCTACAAAATCTCGTTTACTTTGTTCTAAAGAAAATCCATCTTTATTTACTTCTCTAGATATCATTGATAACATTGTTAACGTTTTTCCTGACCCCACTTTATCGTTTAATATAGCAAAATTAGAATCAACTATACAAGAAGTATATTCTGTATTATAATCTCTAATTCTATTTTCTTCAATAATTTCCATTCGTTTTACAGAATTTTTTTGATGACTAAATAAATCAACTGTAACTCCCCAGTCATTAACCTTTTCTTCTTCGTTTCCTTCTATATCTCCTACTAATGATTTTATTTGAACTTTTTTAGCTCTCATAGTTATATATTAATATATAAATATGATTTAAACTTTTATTTTAATTATTTTCTAAAATCTTGTCAACTGCTTCAAACACACAATCTCTAATTGGTCTTACTTTATAATAATGCTCTAATCTTGAAGTATCTAAAATATTATTTGACCTCTTACTCTTTAATAAACTATTCAAAGTATCTTCTTCAATTAAAGTATAATTATGCTTCTTTTTATTTAATGGATGATTGTTATAATATTGTAAAATCTCTTCGTGTGAAATTGCACCTGGATTAGTCATATTAAAAGTTCCAATTAATCTATTAACACAAATATCAATCATCGTTGGAATTAACTCAGGAAGATATGTCATACTATTTGGATAACTACAAATCTTATTATAATTTAAAATCTTAGTAATAAAATTACGTGGATGTAAATTAGGTGTAATAGGCATTCTAATTCTTAACACTGCAACGTGATTATGAAATTCTTTCATTAAATTATCTACCACAGCCTTTGCTGCAGAATAAGAAGAACCAAAATAATCAGGTCTATCTTCTTCTGTATACATTGTATTATCTTCTCTTGTATTTCTTGAAAATATACAACCAGTTCCAACGTAAGTTAAATGAACTTGTTCTTCGTTGCAAATAAGCGCAACTAACAAAGGCATTGCTAAATTATCATTTAAGTTTTCATCAAGATGGTCTTCAAGATAGTCAATATTATTAATTAAGTTTCCATCGTTACCTTTTCCATATGTTCTTCCGATAGCCATAAATACACGGTCGTGTCTCTTTATTTCTTGTCTGATTTTCTCGGTATTAGTAAAATTTAATCTGGTCTCACTGCAAGTAATAGTAACATTAGGATCATTTTTCCATTGTTCTAAAATCATACCTCCAATCCATCCTCTTGAACCATAAAAAAGTATATTCATTTATATATATAAATATAATTCTTTAAATAATTTATAAAATGAGTTTTTTATCATTTTTTAATAAAAAATATCACAAAATGTGGAACAATCAACACTCAGAAAGTCTTATTAAAATTCGTTTAAATACAGCTCTTAGACAATATGATTTTACAAATATTTATAAACATGTATTTGAAAGTAATAAGTTTAACGAATATTGTTATATATTATTAAATATAATGGCATCAAATGACTCTCATTCATTTAATCAATCTGGTTTTAATTTTTTAGACAATATAATATTAGAAGGTCATTTTAATCCTTTACAATGGTTGTGTGAAAATTATAAAAAATATGGAAATAGTAATATTATGAATGTTATAAATATGATATTAATATCGGTAAAACAAAGAGAAGAAAATATAAATGAAACTAAAAAAATATTACATGAACAATTTGGAGACGTAGGTAGATATGTTGTTTCTCAATATTTATAAACAAGATATAATGTTAAAAAGTTAATTAATATTTTAATAATATTAATTAATTAGCGATATTTATTAGTATGATAAGCAATAAATTTTGGATTATAATTATCTTGATACATTGGATAAGCAGATAAATGAATCTTTGATTTATACATTATAAATCCCACTCCACAATCTTCTATAGAATATGGATAACTTTTTGTTTCAGGGTCTTCATAAAATACATCATAATTTATCTTTTTCATATGATTTACTAACTCATCGCAAGCCTTATTTGAAATATAAAATAATACACCAGAACAATAAGGTATATTAGAAGGTCTTGTAATATATTTTCTTAAATCTACATTTTGAAGGTTATGAAGAGGGTTTCTTAAATCTTCTAAATGTTGACTATAATAAGAAAGCATAAAATAATCTAAACATACTTGAATCTGTTTATTAAACTCATAAGGTTGACCAATAAAATATCCCATATAATCTTTTTTATCAGATGAATTTAAAAATTCAAGTAATTTATGTTCATTAAAAATTAAGTCATCTCCGCAACGTAAAATTCCTTGTTTAATATTAAAATTTCTATAAACTATTTCTATAGCCAATATAACCTTTTTTAATAAATGAATATATGAATCTTCGCATTTAATTGTTAAAGTGTTACCTTGAAACATATATCCGTATTTTGAAGATAGATCTCCTACAACATAAATTACTTCCCATCCATTATAATTATCTTTTGGTAAAGCAAATTCTTTTAGTCTTGTATTTTTGTGTTTTTGACAACTAATAATTAAAATAATACCTTCAACATCTTGTTTTTTAATTTCAATATCATCTTCAAACATTTATATATTAAATATATTTATTTAAACATTTATTTAATATATTAAAATGACTGTTTCTATTTTAATTACAGGAGGAGCCGGTTTTATTGGTTCTAATTTTATCTATTATATTTTATCTCATTCAAAATATTTTAAAATTATCAACGTTGATTGTATGAATTATTGTTCAACTGATATGTCAAATGAAACTATTCGTAAATGGATTAAAAAAAATAATATTGAAAGTGAATATTACTTTGAACAAGGTGATATTAAAGATTATTCTTTTATTAAAAATTTATTAACTAAATATTCTATAAATGATATTATTCATTTTGCAGCTCAAAGTCATGTTGATAATTCATTTGGAAATTCTATTCAATTTACAATGGATAATATAGTTGGAACTCATACTCTATTAGAATGTTGTAGAGAATATGGAAAAATTGAAAGATTTATTCATATTTCTACAGATGAAGTTTATGGCGAAGTTGATATGGATAATGATGGATGTATTGAAAAAGGAGTATTAAATCCAACTAATCCTTATGCTGCTACCAAAGCTGGAGCTGAATTTTTAGTAAGAAGTTATTATCATTCATTTAAACTTCCCATTATTATTACAAGAGGAAACAATGTATATGGACCTAGACAATATCCTGAGAAAGTTGTTCCGGCTTTTATATCAAAATTATTAAAAGGTGAAAAATGTAATATTCATGGAAAGGGATTGTCAAGACGTAATTTTATTCATGTTAATGATGTATGCGAAGCCATTAAAACTATTTTAGCAAGAGGAAAAATAAATGAAATTTATAACATTGGAACAGAGAACGAATATAATGTTTTAGAAATTTTACAAAAACTTGTAGCAATGATTAAACATGAATCTGATTATTTACAATACGCTGAATTTATTGAAGACCGTTTATTTAACGATTTTAGATATTGTATTAATAATAATAAATTAAAAGAATTAGGATGGAAAGAAAAGAAACCTTTTAACGAAGGATTAAAAGAAACAATTGAATGGTATTCTAATCCTGATAATATAAAAATTTTTACAAAGTAATCTTTACAAGTAATATATTAAAAATTTAATTAACTTTTAATATATATTTTAAATAAATTCAAGACTTGATTCATTAACAAATTTTGTATATAAACCATTGTTAATATTTGCTATTTTTTCTGGCTCTATATTCAATCCTGTAGTGTATAATACTTCTTTCTTATAAACCATCTGTAATTCATTAAAATTTGTTTTATCATCGCAATTAAACTTACGAACAACAAGAACATTATAAATTGGATTTGACCTTAAATAAAACATTGCTTGATTTAAATGATCATCTCTCCATTTTACTGTATGATTTATAGTAGTAATATATCTTCCTGTAGCTAACATCTTTATTCCGTAATTTTTAAGAGTATATTTATCATTATAATGTTTAAATAAAATCGTCCATTTAATTCTATCATCTCCTTTATATTTACAATCATTATTCATATATCTTTCTAGAGATTTTACCTCTTTATTTGCTACAATAATTACTTCGAAGTTTTGATACATTTGTTTAAAAACACATTCTAACATCTGGTCTAATCTTTGTTGTAAATTTTCATTAGTATGAATATCAATAATGATACTTACTAAAGCTCTTTTGTCGTTATCTTTTGGATTAAATACATAATGAACATCTTTGTATTCTAATAAAGGAACTTCCCAATCGACTTTGTCATAACCTCTTTTACCGTTGTAAACATTATCTTTTACACCAAGTTCTTCAAATCTATTTTTTAATTTTTCATTATAATAATTTGAGATAATGTTTGTATAATATTGAATTAATGCATTTCTATGAAAGGTAAAATTATCTCCTCCTTCATTTCTATATTGAATATAAAGTTGTAATGGAATATGACAAAATTTATACTTTAAAAAAGTTCGTAAAATTAATTCATAATCATCTACAACTTGTAAATTTTCATTATGACTACCTACATCTAAATATGCTTCTCTAGTCCAACACCTAAAGTGATTTGGGACTCCAACAATATGTCTTAAAGTATGAGGATTAGGTCTTGCTGTCATACTTGTCCAATGATATTTACCTCTCCACCAAGACATATAATAAGAACCAAATCCTAAAGAATAATATTCACCATAATTAAAAGATTCTAATGTATCTTCGAATATTTCGCTACAATCACTATAAAAGAAACCAGCATCAGGATACTTTTCTGCAGCATTCAATAATATTTCAAATGTTTGTGGATGAATATCGTCGTCGTGATCAAGCTCAAAAATAAATTTACCCATTGCTAAATTTCCACAAAATTGTTTATTTTTACCAATACTTCCATCATTTTTTGGTCGTTTATAAAGTTTGATACGATAATCATTTTCACTATAATTTTGTAATGTATTCCAAGTATCATCTGTAACACTATCGTCAATAATAATCCATTCCCAATTTGTATAAGTTTGTTCCATTAAACTTTTAATGGGTTTTAAAATTCGTTCTTTACTTTCATATGTGCATGTAATAACGGATATTAATGGATTTTGATTCGAATTTGGATGTTTAAACATACCGTGTAATATTAGTCCTTCAATTAAAGATAAATTAATTTTATTTATATCATCGCATTTAGTCCATCTTTTTCTATATTCAAATGGTAATGATAATTCTTTAATGGTTATATCATCGTTATCTACAGAGATAATTCCTCTTGGATTGTATTTAGTAATCATTTTGTTAATATTTTTTATATTAATATCTTTTGATAAGTTAGTTTTCCAACAATAATAGATTGGTCTTAAATGTTCGTTATTAAATACAGTATGAATATGTTTATCTACTGATAATAATAAGATAGGAATGTGACAATTAACATTGCAATTTACAATTTCATCGTTAAAAGGACCATAAGATATTTCTTCAAGTTTATCTTTCCATTCATTTATATTTCCAAACAATCCTAATTCTAAACAAGAGTGTTTTAATGTATAAAAAGAAAACATATCTTTTTCTTTAATAAAATCTAATAAAATTTTAGAAGCATTTTTTGTTCTTATATGAGGTTGATAATATACTTTTTGATTAGTTATTTTATAAGCAATTCCATCTAATTTCATAGTAGTTTCTTTCTTTTTTTCTGATAAATCTTCTTTAATTAAAGGATTAATATAAGGTGTTATTGAATTATTTAATAAAATAACATCAAATTTCATTCCAGTTAAAAATGAAGTACAATTTTTAAACCAATACTTATTACAATTTGAAATAGAAAAAGGAAGAATGGTATTATTTAAATCAAAATGAATAACATAGTCATATTGTAATGTCTTTTCAACACTTGAATTATATGTATTTAAATAATTTGAATGAATTTTTTCAACTACAAATTTAACATGTTTAAATGTTCTAATTGTATCATTCAGATAATATTTAGAAGGATTTGAATCAGATATATAAATAAACCAAGTAAAGTCTTTAGGTAAGTCTTGATTTAAAAATTCTTTAATAGAATAAAATAAATAAGGATTATTTGATTCGATAATAGAAGTAACAGCAAACATAATGTTATATTTTAATTAAAAATCTTTAAATAGTTTTATAAAATTCAATTTATAAATTATAATCTAAACCATATAGTATATATTATTATAAAATGAGCAATAATAATTTGAATAATTTACTTTCTAATGCAACAAATCTCTCTTCTATATTAAATGCATTAGTAAGTATCTCTTCTATAGAAGATATTAATACACTTATTCCTCCAAATTTTGATTCTCAGTATCCTTATTCTGCTACAATTACCACTACTGTTAATAATAGAGAATCTCAAGCTGATTTTTTATCATTTAGAGATAGTCTTTTTAATAATAGTTTTAATTTTTCATCGTTTAGAGATAGTGTACTTAATAATTCTCTTAACTTTAATCCTAGACGTGGATTATCAGCTTTATCAAATCCTGAAAATATATTAGTTGCTAAACGATTTGAAGATTATCAGTATAATAAAGCAAAAGAATATTTTGTAGATAATATTAAAAAAGATAAAACACAAGATTATGTCAGTCGTTCTTTACTTAATATTATATTAGACTTATGGACTGATAACGATGAAAATGACGAATATCCAGTCTTAGAAGAAATTATTGATAAAGTTTATGAATATCGTTGTCAATGTGTTTATCTTATAAATGAACTTAATATTAAAAATATGTTAAAAGATTATATTTCAGAAAAAGGAGATCTTCCAAGATGCAGAGAATATTCTTATCTTATTGAGTATCATATTATTAATAAAAAAATTCCAAGCGACCAAGAACTTGAAGATTTTATGATAAGAGCAATGGAATTTATGGTTAATCCTGAAGAATTTCATCAAAAAGATAAAATTCACGTTCCTGCTCTCGGCGTCGACAAACTTCCTGTTTGCAATTATTGTAAAGATACATGTAAATCTACCACTTGTAGTTTATGCCAAGAAGATTTTACAGAAGAACAAAAAATTATTACTTTACTTCCTTGTAAACACGAGTTTCATTATAATGATAAAGAATGTCTTGGAAATGCTAGTATTAAAAATTGGCTTGATAACAATAACTATTGTCCTCTTTGTAAAACTAAAGTTGAAATAAAAGAATAAAACTTAAAGAATTATTTTATTAATTATATAATAAAATAATGGAACAAGATAAAGAATTATACGATTTAATTCAACAAGAAGAACAAAGACAATACGAAGGTATCGAACTCATTGCTTCTGAAAACTTTACTTCTAAAGGAGTTCGTGAATGTCTTGGTAGTTGTCTTACTAATAAATATTCTGAAGGTTATCCTGGTAAACGTTATTATGGTGGTAATCAATATATTGACAAAATTGAAACTTTATGTATACAAAGAGCTCTTCAAGCATTTAATTTAAATCCTGATAAATGGCATTGTAATGTTCAATCTTATTCTGGTAGTATCGCTAATCTTGCAGTTTTTGTTGGTCTTTTAAAACCTCAAAGTAGAATAATGGGTTTGAAACTATCTCATGGAGGTCATTTAACTCACGGATTTAATATGATTAGTTCAGGTGGAGGAGGACTTAATTATACAACATTTTCAGGAAGTAATTATCAAAGTGAACAATATGAAGTAGATAAAGATGGATTTATTGATTATGATGCTCTTGAAAACCGTGTCCAAAATAGTAATATACAACTTATAATATGCGGAGGAAGTGCTTACTCAAGAGATATTGATTATAAACGTTTTAGAAGAATTGCTGATATTTGTGGAGCAATTTTAATGGCTGATATTTCTCATATTAATGCGTTTATAGCAACTGGTTTAATGAATGATCCTTTTGAATATTGTGACGTTGTTACTACAACAACTCATAAGTCATTGAGAGGACCGAGATCTGCAATAATCTTTTATAATAAAAGATGTGAAACATGGGCTAAAAATATAAATCGAGCAGTTTTTCCAGGTATTCAAGGAGGTCCGCATCAAAATCAAATTGCAGCAGTTGCATATCAATTAAGAGAAGTAATGACTGATGAATTTAAACAGTATGCTAAACAAGTATTATTAAATGCTACTGCGTTGTGTAATGAACTTATTAAATTAGATTATCAAATTATTACAGGAGGAACTGATAGTCATTTAATGTTAATTAACTTAAAAAATAAAGGTATAAATGGAAGTCGTGCTGAAAAAATATTAGAAGCAATTAATATATCAGTAAATAGAAATACAATCCCTCAAGATACCTCGTCGTTTAGTCCGTCAGGAATAAGAATTGGAACTTGTGCAGTAACTACAAGAGGATTAAAAGAAGAACATATGAAAGATGTTGCAAATTTTATAGATAGAGCAATTCAAATAGGAGTTACAATTCAATTAAATCATTGTCCTTCAAAATTAGAAGAATTTTGTAAATTTTTAGATACAGATGAAATAAATTCTTTAAGAGAAGAGGTTAAAATATACATGAAACATTTTTAATAAATTATTATTAATATTAATAATAATTTATAATTGATTAATTTTATTCATAATTTCTTCACAAGTAAGACTTTCAGTTGTTATAAGTTTAGAAATATATTCATTATCAATAATATCAGGATGTACATACCAATCTTCAAATGTTCTATATTCTCCATCAAAAAATACTCTAACATCTCTAAATAATAACACATAACCTTTATCATCAAATATCTTTCTAGATTTTTCTTTAGTATCATAAAAATTTCCTCTATAACTATCATGTTCAAATGTAACAACGCCAAACTTATAATTATTAAATACACTAATATACATATTTTCTAATGTATTTAATGTAGACCTATTTTCAGCTTCTAAATCAATAGACAAATAATCTATAATCTGTGGAGCTTGAATTTGTTTAAATACATCTTCGTAATTAATAGTGCTTGCATCATTAATAATATAACAAATATTATTTCTTGTTTTATAATGTTCTTCAAATTGTCTATCGTATTCTACTAATAATCCTCTCCAATTAAAGTTTTGAGTTAATATTGCAGTATTATTACAAATAAAAGGATGATTTGCTCCAATATCTACAAAAAATCCATTTCTCTTATATTTTAACATTTTCATTGCAAATATGTCTTGATATGCTTGACTATATTTTTTAATATTATCTCGTATAGCTTTCTTTATTTTATTACGTAAATTATCATGACTATATAAGCCTAAAAAATATTTACATTGTTTTTCAGAGTTATTCATTACGTGTTCTAAAGATGATTTATATAAATTAATATCATCATTTAAAATATGACGGAACATATGACTATCAGAAATACCTAAAGGTTTTTTTACAGAAAGAGCATAATCAATTGTACTAGAAATACCTCTTCCTTGCATATAATCATATAAAAATATATTCATTGTATTAGACTTTAAGAAATATAATAAATCTTCAGTGCTAAAAAAATCATTGTTTATCATTAATTTGACTCCTGGTTTTATCATTTGTTTTTCGCATAAATTTTTTATCATCTCGTTAGTGGTAAAAGGACAAGCATAACTAGCAACAGGAATTACAAACTTAATTATAGCATTATCATAATTAGTATTAATAAGATTTACAATTTTATCAAATCCTTTATTTGTAAATCCAAAACCAAATGAACCAAATACAGGAACATTGTCTTCTCTGTATTCAATAAAGTTTTTGATATTTTCATTAGTAATAATGTGATTTTCTAACATAGAGTCAACGTTTTCAAATATTGGTCTAGGTATATTAATTAAATTTTTAGTTTCTTGTTCATTTGGGTCAATTGATAATTTTACATCAAACATTGAACTGTCAGATTCGTGGCTAATATACATATTTAATATACTTGGAACTAATAAACTAGGATTTAACCAAGACATAGTAGAATTATGAAAATTAAATATAATAGAAATAACATCTAAATTATTTCTTAAAAGACTCATGTATTGGTCTGGATGTTCAATTTCAGCATATATATAAGTTATATCTTTTTCATGTTTAAGTATATCATATACACGCAGTCCATACTGGTAAACTCCACATTGTTTTTTTACACTATTCAAAAACAAAACTTTCATTTTTAAATAGTTTATTATATATTTAACCTTATTATTCAAAATCAAAGAAAAATAATTGAAACAATCTTCCATTTGAAGCTGTATGTCCAAAATAACAACTTGCAGCATGAATAAACTGTGCATCAAATAACACTAAACGATTATACACATTACCAACCACATCTACTACTTCAAACTGAGTAGAATCTAAAAATCCATTTTGAAAGACAATATTACTTTCTCCGTTATCAACTTTCATCTTCTTTGTATATTTAGAACGATAAAATGTAGTTCCTGACTGAGGTGGTGCATCAGGAGTTAAATAAATTAATCCAGCATATGTTTGAAAATCATTATGATAAACTATTTGGTCACCTCCAATACAATATTGAAAACATCCATTAGTTCCGTGAGTTTCCCAATTTTTAATTTTTCTTCCTAATAACTTTTCAAATTGTTCTTTTAATTCTGGAAATTTAAATAATTTATCAGTTCTCTTCCCTTTATGATAATTTACATGTTCAATAAACTCTTGTTTTAAAGCAAAGTCTCTAACTTCATCTGGATTTTTATAAAAATTATCAACAACAATAAAAGAACAAGTATTATCATTAATTTGAGGAATCATTTCATTATTGTTTACTACTTTTTCAACATTATGTAATTTTAATACCTTTGTCCATTTTCCATCTAATAATGCTTCTAACCAAATTGTTTCTATAGCTGGATAAGTACAACTCCAACCACATAAAATCATGTCATATTTATTATAAAATTGATTCACGTCAAATCTTTCATTTGCGTCAGTAAATTCATTATGACTATCTCCTGAAACTCTTAATTGAAGTAAAGGTAAATCATTATGAAAAGTCCAACCTTTTATATATATTGAAGTTTCATTTATAACACACTCGTCAACCCAAGCCTTTACGTTTTCTAATAATGTATCGTGCATATTGTTTATAAATTATTTATTTGTTTAACTTAATTAACTACTAAAAAATACTTGATATAATGCTTGTTCTACCTTTAATACATAAATCTTTGTTCCACAACACGCATTAAATTTATGCGACAATAAATTATTATCACCATATACGGTTGTTATAAATAATGTACTTTTTCCACAATCATCTGTAACTTCTGTTGCAATTAAATCTCTAAATTTATGAATTATTTTTCGTGGAAATTGATTTTCTACTTCTGTATAACGTAATAAACAATAAGGAGAAGTATCTCCTGGACCGATTACTTTTCTTTTATATAATTCAACAACTTCTCTTGATTCACATCTTATAGGTTCAGATAAAATACGAAAAAGCTGGATATAATTAGGATTATTTTCAAATGGATTAATTGACATTTTTATAATATATAAAAAGATATTATTTATATATTATTAACATTATGACTACTTTATTTTTTTTATTTGATAAATATGGATTAACCCTTGAATTTAACTATAAATTAAAAGTTGATAAAGTTTGTGGATGTACTTTAGAATGGAGACTTGACCGATTTCATAATTTATTTACTCAATTAAAAGTATCAAGAAAACAATTTTATGGTATTCCATTTTGTGATACTTATTTACACGGAATTGGCAAACAACTAGATGACCTTGATATATGGAACTATTCAAGTAAACAAAGATTTAATTGTGAAATTATTTCTTAAAATATAATTTTATTTTTTCTAATATGGTTTTAGATTGTATTTGTGGTTGTTTATTATTTAAATCATATCTATCTTTATAATTTTCTAATTTAGCTTTATCAATATACCATTTTGGTAACTCTCCATTATTCTTTGTTTTTAAATAACCTTCCATTACTTCTATTGTATAAACTAATCGTTTTTCAGCATTAGCTTCTTGTTGAATAATCGTTTTTTCTATATCTCTTTCATACTCTGTAAATAATTTATCAATTGATAATATTAATTCATCATAAGGCATTGTTCCTTGAAAATGATAAAATACTTGTTCAACTTCTGAACATTTTAATAAATAATGAGTATAACCCATATACAATCTTGTTGATTCAGAAGAATAATTTTTAATCGAACTTATCCCACTAACAAGTGCGCATAATAAACTAAATGACGTAATTAAATAACTTTTTATATATTCATCAACTCCAGATATAGCAGATAAATAACTTGAACTTAAACTAAATACAATAACAATTCCTTTTATAATTCTGGTTATTTTATCATATAATTGAGATTTAGACAATAATTTAACAGCATCACGATGAAGTCTTTGAAATCTTTTATCTAGTAAATATACTTGTTCATCTTCATATTGAAAAATCTCTAACTTTTTTTCTTCACAAGATTCAGTATTTGGTAAAACTTTCACTTCTGTTAACTCTGTCATTTTACTTTATATTTAATATTCTTTAACTTTATTAACAAATTAATAAAGTTAACTCTTTAATCACAAATACATATGACTTAATATTTCTTCTTCTTTATGATTTCTTTCTTCTGGAAGTAATTCTTTTACTACCTTTTCTGTTACTTCAAATGGTAACTTTATATCTTTTAATGATTTATACTTCAAACGACTTCCTAAAAATCTTGCTGTATTAATCTTTAACATTATTGTCTCAATACATTTTTTCAACCCTCTCACACCTTTGTCTTTATTACAATATGTTTTAATAATATAACGAACAATTTCATCACTAAATACAATATCGCCATCTTTAAAACCAATGTTTGGACTAATCTCTTTTACTAAATATTTTTTACCAATTATGACTTTGGCTTCCATATCTGGATCTGGAACATTTATTATATTAATTCTATCTTTCAAAATAGGATTTATTAAATTAACATCATTAAAAGCAAACACAAATATCACCTTACTTAAATCTACAGTAACTCCAGAAAAATACTTATCTTGATATGTCATATTTTGAACTGGATCTGTAATATGAATTAATAAATTTTGAATATCTACTCCATCATTTGTTAACGAAATCTTATCCAATTCATCCATAAATATAATCGGATTCATTACTTCTGAATCCATTAAACATTGGGATAACATTCCATATCTTGAACCTGAATATGTATATTCAAAACCAACAAATGTAGAACTATCTCTTATTCCTCCCATTGATATCGTTTTCATTGGACGTTTTAATGCTTCTGCTAATCCTCTTCTAATAATTACTGTTTTACCAATACCCGCATTACCACATAATCCAATAACTCTTGGAGAACTTTTATTATTTGTTGAAATAAATTGAGCAATATAATTGACAATATCTTCTTTTACCTTATCCATACCATATACAGCTTCATCTAATTTTCCATACGTATCATCAAAATATTTATGAATTTGTTCAATTGGATGGTCTACTTTAATTGGATTATCTGCATATTTTCCAAATGGTATTTTTAAAAGTGATTCAAACCATTCTACTGCTTTTTCTTTTTCAACATCAATATTTTCTAATCTTGATAAAACATATTGTTTATCTTTTTCTAACATTCCGCTATCCAATATACGTTGTTTTAATTGATTTTGTTTAGATTGTTTTCCTCCTTTTGGAGTACAACCACCTCCTCCAAATAATAATGGAAAAATGCTCGGAAGTATATCATCTTGTTCTTCATCATCTTGTGGATTTATATGAGGTTTATAAGTTCTTTTTTTCTTTGGTTGGTTTTCATCATCATCTCTTCTATGTTTTGAACGTTTTTTTGATTTTTGTTGATTGTCATCTTCTCCATCTACAGGTTCGCCTGAATTTAAAATAATAGATAATAATGACGGTAAGTTTATAACTTGAACAGGATCATTATTATCATCTTCTGGAAGATTTGACCTTGAACGAGTAAGGGGTTTACCAGATTTAATTTGAGTGCGTGTTTTCATTATATATTATTATAAAAGATTTTTTTAAATGATTGATTAAAAAATTATATTAAAATAATAGTATTTTAGTTTCTTGATATTTTTAACCACACAAAATGATAAAAAAATCATTTTATTTTATCATTTAAAATAAAATAACTATAATATATAAACATGGGTAAACAATGTAAATTTCCTCCTTTATTTAGTAGAAATAAGAAAATAAAAAGACGTCCAAAACATTTTACATTTGACACTATAGACATTTATAAATCTAACTTGTCTCCTCAAACAAAACAATCTTTTCCTCATTGGTCTAAATATCCTCTTAGAACACATAGAATAATTAATGCTAAAGACCTAACTGTTCGTCTAATGAGAAAAGCTTTTATCAATCGTTGGGTTCATAACTTTTACTTTTAAATTAGACACAACATGTTCTCCAACATCTTCTATTAACTTTTCGTAATATTATTTCATCTGGATTATATTGTTCAAAATGGTCTTTTATTGACTTAGTTATAGTTGATGTAACCCACATTCCAATATATTCTTTTGAACATAACATATTATAAATTTCTTCTCCAGTTTTATGCTGCCATTCTCCTTCTTCAATTTGAACATGATAAAGTTTATCTTTTATATTTCTAATATATAACCTTCTTTTCATAATTATATAAATTAACTTATATAATTATAATTTAACTTTAATTTTTATTTAACAAAAAATAATCAACAATACGTAATGACTTAACATCTGCTTTATTATATTTTATTACTTGTTCTTCTAATAACTCTTTTGAATTAATACATCTGTTTTCAAATATATAATTATATATAGAAAGAACTTCTATTCCTGACTTTAGTATACATTCGTCATAAGGATTTTCATCTATTAATCCGCTTGTTTTAAATGATTTTATTATTTCTTTAATCGAAAAACCTGTTAAATTATTTAAATGTTTATTACTCATAAAACTTTTAATAAATGTTTCTCTCAAATCTTCCACTACATTTGTTAAATTTAATTTCTTAAATAATTTAGCCTCTCCTCCACCAAAATGAATTAATGTATAATTTGAAAACTTAGTAATAATATCTTCTTTTAATTCCTTTAATAATACTTCTTCTTTACCAGTATAAGTACAATATTTAAATTCATTATCTTGATTATATCCAACCGTTATCATCACGATAACTTCTCTTTTCTCATCAAACATATAACAACTTTCAATATCAATATACAATCTATTTTCATCTGTGTTGTTATTCAAAGAAATATTAAAACTGTTATTACAAAAACTTTCAATTAAATTTTTTTGTTGTAAATGTTTATTATAATTCTCACTTATGATATCCTCAAAAGTATAATGTTTTTTGTTATGAAAATTATTTCTCAACTTATTTCCAAACCCTGATATTAATGACAATTCTTTATATTGATGAGCGAGTTTTGTTTTATATCCTCTCCAAGGGTAATCCATCGTATTATTCATATTTGGTAATAACTCTACCATATTTGGTTTACAAACTCCCAAGTCAAAGTCTTCCTTATTTATCTTTACATATTGAAACCAATTTAATGCCATATCACAAAGTTCAGCTCTTTCTTTATTATTTATATCTACTGCTAATAATTTAAAGCTGTCTTTAGGTAAAATAAATGCATATTTAGTATTTTGTTTACAGTTTTTATTTATTATTTGTCCATACAACATAACTTGACAAGCTACAAATGTATGATAATTATTTTCGATATGAAACATTCCATTTTTTTCAGTACAAGAACTATACTTTACATCAATACAAATATAATCATCATCATTTCCTTCAATCTCAACTGGAACTTCAAATAATCTTTTGATTATAGATTTTTTTATCAAGATATCAGGAAAGCCAAATAATCCAGTATCCCAATTCTTTATAAAAGGTTGTAAAATAATTTCTGCTTTATCTTTAAAAGCTTGTTTTGTGCCTTGATAAAAACTATCTCTATTAATATGTTTCAAAGAAAATTTAAATTTATTCGATTGTTCAATGATATAATCATACACTTTTTTTTCATATTCATTTCCTTTGTTCATTATAAAGGTTGAAAAATTACATTCTTCAAACTCATAAACGTCTTTTTCCATAGGGTCACCATAAAGATTTAAATAATCTAATAAAGGATCTTGTAAAATCCAATTCTTAATACTTGTAACGCTGATTGAAGTCATTTCTATTTGTTAAATTAACTTTAAAAAATAGAATAAAAATCATTTTATAATGTTCTTTCAAATTCTAATGCCTTCTTATCTGGATATATCTTTGAAGGTAAAAATGTTTTAATATGTAAACTATTTAAATTTCTACATCTAGAAAGAGCGACATACCCTTGTCCTGGACAAAATATATCTTTTCCTAAATCTACATATATATTATCTAATGTAAGACCTTGTGATTTATGTATAGATGTAGCCCAACAAAGTTTTAATGGTAACATCTTTCTTACATATTTTACATCTCCATCTTCTATTCCAAAGGAATGAGATGTTACTGGAAGAATTGCACCATTCATAAATTTAACATGAACAATTACACTACCATCCATAGCTGACCTTGTAATACTTTGAATTACACCTCTAGAACCGTTAACAAATCCCATTTCTATATCATAATTAATAGTAAGCATAACTTGTGCTCTGCTTTTTAAATATAAAGTTTTTTCACAAGTAAATTCATCTTCAATTTCTTTTGGTATAAACTCGCCAATCTTTTTACCTTGTTGATCTAAAACTTCATCTACAGCGGTAATAATATTTGTTTCACCTGGAAGTTTGTCAAGTTCTTTTCTATTTTTTTCATAAACATCTGCATTTTTTGAAAGGAGGATAGTAGGGATGATTTCTCCAATTTCTAATCCAACTCTTTTTTGAAGAATTTCAATATCTTCTTTTGTAAATTTACCTATTCTTGCTCTTTTCAATAGTTCCATATAAACATTATCATTAAATCTATGACATTTAGTTAAATTAAAAGTAGTAAAATTAAGGTCCGACCAGATATTAACTTCAAATGGATAAACATCTTTTACTGGTGGAAGTTGTAAAAAATCTCCAGTGCATACAATTTGAATTCCACCAAATGGTTTATCTGACTTTCTAACCACTTTTGCAATAGCATCTAAAAGAGTTAAATAAGTTCCGCCTAACATTGATACTTCATCAATAAAAAGACATTTAGTAAATTTCCATCGTTTTAATATTCTAACATCTTTCTTAATTTTAAATATACATCTTTTAAAGATTTTTTCTGGGTCATCTTCGTTATTTGGTAAAACAACTCCAGCCCAACTATGTAAAGTTCTCCCTCCGATATTAAAAGCTGAAATTCCTGTAGTTGATGTTAATACTCCTTTTTCATACTTTTCATTTAAATATTTAATAAAATAAGATTTACCAGTTCCTCCTACACCAGAAATATAAATATTTTTACCATCTAAAAAAGCTTGTTCAATTTGTTGTTCAGTATTTAATATAAATCTTGGTTGTGAATCTTCTGACATTTTTATATGATTAATGTTTAATAAATTTGAACAAAAGTCATTTTATAAATTAAAAAATTATTTTCTTATTAACTTTTAATAAGAAAATTAAGATGTCATTTCAAACTCTAAAAGAAAGTTATATGAATGGAACTTTTACCTATCAACGTTATGAAGATGAATTTCCATTTCGTAATTGGTGGAGACAAGACCCCTTCTCCGATAAAGCAAGAATTCGTGCAAATGTCGCTGGTTATTATCCTATTAAAAGTAATATTGTAAAAGAAAAAAAACCAGAGGAACCTTATGAATATTCCTATTACTACCCTTGTAGTACTATTTTTCCAAAAAGTCCTTCCTTAGTAAAATCTAAAGATATTATCCATCAACCTTAATCATCTTCTATCTCAATTTTTGAACGTTTTGTTTTCTTTGATTTTGTAACTTTTCTAACATCTGCTTTCTCTTCAAATTCTGCTTGATTTTTTATTAAAATTTTAATAACATCATAAAAATATTTTTCCATATTATATGGACGAGATGACATGATAATATGTCCACTTGAAAATACAAAAAAGGTTACATATTTAGTTTCCATCTCTGCTTCTTTATCTTTGTCATTTAATACTTGAAAATATTCGTCATAACATATTTCAAATAATTTTTGTTCATCTTTTTTAACATCATATTCCATCTTTAATAATTTTCTTTTATTATTATTTTCATATACAAGTTTAATATTAATACCTGTTGCAGTACTTGCTTCAAATATTGCATGAAAATTTGTCTTCTTATTTATAAACGTATCAAGATTTTGACGATTGATCTTAAATCCCAACTGAAAATCTTTATTCTGCATAACTACATTAAAAATTGCATTAACTTTGTCTCCATTCACTTCGTATAATTTTTCTCCAGTCCATTTTTCAACTTCTGTCATAATTTTACATAATTGAGACACCGCTAACATTGAATGTTCGTCCGTTTTACATCCTGTCATTTGAAGCTTTCCATTAGAAGGAACTTTAATATTTAATGGTTTATTATCTTCAGCCATAATAACACAAGAAACACTATGTCTAAAATAATCTTCACTTTTCTTTCCATTTTCTTTTTGATTTTCATTTGAATTATTCGATTTTTTTGCTTTTTTCTTTTTTAATTCTACTCCTCTTATCAATTTTCCATATTTTAATGTTACAATACTTCCTACTGGAAGTTTCTCTATAGTTTGACGAACTACTACACGAGGTTTTCTACCTCGTTTAGCAATAATAGGAGTATAATTTGTAATTGGCATATATTTAAAAAAATTTTCAATATTAATTGACAAATTAGTTATAGCAATAACCGTTCTAGTTGTTGTCATAACTTCATTGAAATTAACAATTGAACCATCCTGTTTTACAACTAATTTAGAATCTTCAATAGACTTTTGTTTAATATCTAACTTGGTCGCGTCAGGACTTCTATTATCAAAATATGCTATTGACATTTCCTTTAAGTATATATTTGATTATTATTCTTTTAAATTTAAATTTAATTTAAAAGATATTCAAAAAATCATTTTTTATCTTCTTCATCATCTGTATCTACAAAATTTAATTTAATACTCTCTTCTCCATTCTCCTCAACTGATATTTCAAACGTACTGGTCTCGCTACTTGTAGAATCTTCTTGGATTATTATACTCTCTTCTTTCTCATCTTCAACTTTAATATTATCTGTCTGGAAAAAACTATTTAATTTATATTGATTCTTTCCTATCACATTTCCTCTATTGATTTCTACATGATTCTTCTTAGGTTTTGGTTTTATTGATATATCAATATTTTGTGGAAGAATTATATTTTCAACTACCGATGCAAGTTCAGTTACCTGTTTACTTTCTTTATTAGAGTTCTCTAATATAACTAATTCTATCTCATTTGTAAGATTTTTTAACCCGACGTTTAAATCTTTAGAAACTATTTCAATATTTTCATTTTTTACTTCTTCAACGACAGGTTTGTCTACTTTTGATTGTTCTATACTATTTTCTAATGATTCAATAGATATACTATTTTTAACTTTATTAAACCCGTCGTTTAATACTTTATCAGAATTTTCAATAGTTATATTTGTATCTGCTATAACATCGTTTATATTTTGATTTTTATTAACTTTATTACTTATATTTTTTATTTCTTGTAAATTATTTTCTTGTAAAATTATTTTCTCAAGATTTTTATTTTCACCAATTTCTTTCATTTCTTTTATTTCTTCTTTTTTATCTATATTTATACCAGTCACTCTATCCTTTTGAAATTTATTCATTAAATCCTTGAAAGAGAAGTCTCTATCTTTATTTTGATTAATAGCTATATCAGCCATATAACTAGTATTAACACGTGATATAGCTGGTTTTTGTAACTGATCACTCATCCTACGGATATTTAAATTAATTGGCTCTATATGTTTTTGTATTGCTTTTTGTATTGCTTGTTCTGAATCTAATGATAAAGCTTTTGTTCTATATGTTGTATTTTTTCGTTCTAACGCAATCTCTAACTCTTCTGCCGAATATTCTGATAATGATTTAAGTTCAGCTCTTGGAGTTTGTGCTATAGATAATCTTTGTTCTAACATATTTAATCTATCTAATAATACATCTTTAATTTCTGGAATTAACTTACTTTCTTCATTTTCTTTTACATCTAATAATCTATCTAATCTGGTACATTCATTTAATGATTCTTTATAAACACCAGTATGTGTAAGTTCTCCACAAACATCTGGTAATATTAATTTATCATCATCGTTATCCTCGTCGTCGATATCAATGATAGAATCATCACCCTTAGTTGATGATTTTAAATTACTCATTGGTTTTTTTCTCTCTTTTTTATTCTTACGTTGTTCTGAATATTTCTTTTTAAATAAATTAATAATTTCAGTAAGAATTATAGGACTTTGTTCAAGTAAACGATCATATTCCATTCTACATACTTTAATAAATGAATCTGCATCTTTTCTTGATAAACGATCATATGTTAATTCAATTGATATATTTCGTTGAAGTTTACCCCATCCTACACTTGCATTTCTATGAGATTCACTATTTTCAGCATAACGAAAATAATTTTGAAGTGTAGTTAAAATACCTGTAAAAATATTTACACCTCCTATTCCTGCTTGCGCATATGTCATATATTGAGCAGGAACATAACCTTGTAAAGCCAAATTTAACGTTCCAGTTAAAGTAGAAAGAATGATGACAGGAAGAGAGAATTTAAAATTTTTCTTTTGATATTTTCTAAAACTTTTATCATGCATCCAATTATAACAAGAAGAAATATCTCCCCACGACCTTAATAATGTCTCTGTTTGATCATTCCAAGATAATTTAACTTTTTGTTCAATTGTATTATTGTTATTTTGATTAGGACTTCCTATATCAATAGTAACTGACGGTGATTTTGTTGTATCGCTCATTTTAATATTATATATTAAGATGAGATTAAAAAAAATTATAAAAGATTATGACATTTCATTATGCAACTTTCTGCTAATATTCCGTGTTGTAATAATTGAGCATGATCGTAATCAGTTGCACATCTAGCTTCACATAAAGAAGTTGGTTTCATTGGAATATCAAATCTTTCACGACTGGTAACACAAACTTTAGCTAATCCATATTTAGTTTGCATAACTCTACATTTAGTAACAGTTTGTTGTCTATTCATAAAATAAACAATAACTAATAAAAGTAATATCAAGTGTAATAATTGCATTTTTACTATTTAGAAAGATAATATTTATAAAAAACTTTTTACTTCATCAACTGTAAATGTTGTTATATATTTATTATCTATATACTTTGCTAAAGGCTCAAAATGCATATTATCGTTATTTATTAATATTATATTAATCTTTCCATTATCTTTTACATCTGTTGTTCCATATCTTACTAATTTCTTTACACGATTTGTTATAAAATAAACATTTATATTTAACTGCTCCGCTACATACTTATAAAACTCTTCAAATGGCCATTTACTTTCACTCTCTAAATTATTTAAATTACTCAAATAACTATTATAATGACATCCTCTTATTATCTCTCTTGATAACACTCTATCTAACCCTGCTTTTACAAATACTTCTTCTATCGTTTCCATATATCCTTCAAACTTTGATGGATTATATGTTCTAATGACATAATTTAAGAAATTTATTTTTTTATCTTTATCCCACCCTTTAAATAAACTATTAGAACATTCATTATCAAGACTTAACACTTCCATTAATTTTCCTTGTAATTTAATTAAACTTATAAAATGTTTTTCATATTCTTCAACAGTATAATTTGCTGCTAAATGTTTTCTTAAATTAATTACATTATCAGTTGTTGCTAATGTCTGATTTAATGCTATTAATACAGAATTAAAATAACAATTACCATCAGGTTTTGATGGAAGTCTTATTAAATTTTCTCCATTCAATATTAAAGGCGATAATGTGGGATATTCTACGATATTATCATATCTCTTTTTAAATACAAAGAAAGAATAAAAATTAGCTAAATAACTTTCATCTTGTGTAAGCAATGAATAATCAATAACTTCTGGAGATGTTATATATTTTTCTAAATAAATATCATACACAGCTAACTCTTTTTCTAACTCTTCTAAATAAATTAAATATTCTTCTTGAGTTGTCGCAGTCTGACTATCCCTCATATTAAAAATAATCTTTTGACCAAACTTTTTATCAAGTGTTACATCTATATTCTTGATTTCATAACAAGGAGTAATTATATTATTTCCAAATACTAATAAATCTTCTAATTTTCGTCCATCCATAAATCCACCTATAAATACTCCATCATCTTTCAACGACTTTCCAATCGTTTTTGCTAATGCTGATAAATCTTCTTTTGAACGATAGAAGAATGACAATGAAAACATCATTGTGACAACATCTACTTTAGTTTTTTCATTATTATGTTCTGAAATAAAATTTAAAATATTATTAGTGTCTTGACCGCCTGTTTTTAATATAAATATTTGTTTATCAATTAAATCTTTTACTTTATCAGAAGCTCTTTCATTAAATGATGTAATAAATTCTTGGTTAGGTTCAATTCCAAATATTTTTTTAATATTTGCTTTAATATATTTATTAATATCACCTCCACGTCCAAATCCAATATCTAATATAGTCTTTTTATTACAATATTTAGTAATTAAAGTTCTCTTATAGTTGTTATATTCTTTTCTAAAAATTTCCATACAATTTCTTAATATAGTTACTTCTTGAGAAATTTCATAAGGAGATGTAGGGAAAATTGCTACAAAACGAAAATTATTAACTATTTCGCTTATCATATATTCTACATCTCCAAATAACTCTTCAAATCTCTTTTTAGAAGTACTTGAATTAAATCTTATTACTAATAATTTACAATTTCCTGCATAAGATAATATTTTATTTTCAGCAACTTTACTTGTTAATAAATCAATAAAAATAATATCAGCAGAATCTACTGTCAACGTAGCGTTTACATTTGTAATATTATTTTGTTCTAATATATTTTTTGTTTTTTCTAATGATTGTTTACTGTCTACTTTAGTATATATTTGTTTAAAAATAGGAGAAAAGACAATAGAAATTGTTCCTGAAGTATCTCCAATAATAATTACATTACTTTCATTGTCTAAATTAAAATATTCTTGTTTATTTCCATATGCAATACAATTAAAAAATATAAAATTTTTTAAAAGTGTAGCTTCTGAATTATCCAACATAACTCCTTGATTTACACTTTCATCTTCTGGTTTTTCTAATTCTGTAATAATAAATTCACCTCTGACCTTCCTAGCATAATTTTCTTGTACTTGTAATTCATTATCAAGTTCTTCTTCTCTTTTCTTTGAAATCTGTTTATATTTAAAAGTTGTATAAGGTACTCTGAAAATGTTGACATTAGTTTCATCCCATTTTAATCGTTGTTGATCCCAAATATTTGGTTCGTTTTTATTAATGTCTCTTACAGAAAAGACGATAATATCATAAACTGGACTATTATTATGAACATCAACAAAGGTAAATCTATAAGTATATTTAAATCTTTTAAAATTTGGTGTTTTATATTCATATTTATGAGGAACTCTTAAAACTATTAAACTTCTCACAAAATCTTCTTGCTCTACAAGTAAATCAACTATATCATAAAATTTATCATCTTTATAATAACCTACTTTTGGATTTGTTTTATAATCTACTCCACTCCAAGGAGGGTTGGTAAATAAAACATCAACAATAAGTTTTTTCATAACATCAACAGGATTCATATTTAAAAAGTAAATATTATAGCTAGAGATAGCAAACATATTGTTTCTTAATAATTTAAATTGAAGAGGGCTAAGTTCATTTGCGTAAGTAATTAAAAATTTACCAATAAACTTCCAAGTGTTGCCTCCAATACAAGAACTTAAATCTAAAATACTCATTTGTTTTAAGTCTGTGTCTTTATAAAATAATTTCATAACTTCGTATGTGTTTTCAGCTTGATCTACGTTTACAGTGTTAGATACACTTACATTTGAAAAACGAAATGGATTTGGAATAATAGATGGAAAATATTCTGTTGGAGTATTTTTATCATCAAATATAATTTCATAAGTTTCTTCAACATCTTTTTCTACCTTTTGTTCTCTGGCATTATCAATCTCTCTTATAACTGTTCCTAAAGTAAGTTCATTAATAATATCTTTCCAAGTTGCATTAGCTACAGTTATAAAGTTTGCATCAGTTGGATTTTTATCAAAACGAATACGATGTATTAAAAGTCCATTATTATCTTTTCCAACTTCTACTACATACCCATCTAAATTAGAACCTTTAATATTATTAAATAACTTATCATTGTCCACTGTAATTTCAATATCATTTTTTGTTTCAGGATCTTTAAAAGTTAAAAATTGTTCTTTAGGACCAACTACTTTTAATTTATATGTTGTATTTTGTAGAGTTGATGATTTATATTCAAATACAAAATCAATAGTAATTTTCGAGTAAAATTTCCACTTATAAATAGGGTCTTTTGGATTATAAGGACCTATGTTTTGAAAAATAATACCATCATTATTTTCAACAATTTGACTTCCGTATGTCTTTGTTACATCTTGAAATAAAAGTTTAATATCATTTGAAAATACTCCTGTATTATAAAATGTCTTTACATAAAATTTAAATTGTTTTAAGAAAGCATCCTTTTGTATTATTGGACTAATCATATCAATCATACGTTGAGCACCTTCTAATCTTTCTGCTAAATTTTTATTTGTATATTTATGAGTAGGGTCTTTTGAAACAACTACATCAAAGACATAAAGACCATATTTAAAAAACTCGACATCAAAAATAATATTAGAAATTGATGATAAATTTTTTGTTTCTTCTAAGACATGACCAATCTTCCAAACTTCTACTTTATTCTTTAAAAAAAATGAATAATATTTTTTTCCATCAGTTACTTCCTCTAATATAAAAAATTGATATCCTACTCCATCAAGCTTATTTGTAATAGTATAATTTTTGAGTCCAGTTTGTGCTTCTTCTATATAAATATTTTTTGGTCTTACTGCTTTTTCTATATTACGATATAAATTAGTTATTAAAGGTTTTACGCCTCCATAAACATCTGCAGAGTAAAGACTGTGAACATTATCAAAAAATATACCAAAAATTTGTTTAATAACAGTTACTAAATCCTTAAAAGAATCTTTAACTCCTTTATTTAAAAGTTCTTCTACAAAGGTTTGATGAAGTTCGGCTTCGATTTCATATTCTGTATAATTTTTATTTGTTTGTGTGACTTTAGTACAGTCTAGATTAAATTTATTAAAGACAAAAGAAGTGCGTTCTCTTTTTCTTTCAAGAAAAGATTTTGTAGAAGAATCATACTCAGATTTATCTTTAGGTGTTTCAAAAGCATGAGAAAAACGAATAGTAGCATTTTCGTTAGATACAAAATCATTTACCACAGTAATATCATAGTTAGATTTTATTTTTTCTTCATATGTAGTTGTAGTAGAAACTATTTTTCTTAATTCACCTTTATTATATACTATATCTTTATGAATAGAAACTGTATTATATGCTTTATTTGAATATAATTTGTCAATAAAAGTTTGAAAATAATTTTCTCCATTATCACTAGAAAAATTACCACGTTCAGTAATATAACCTAGTCTAAATTCAATTTCAGGGGTTACAGACCCTGTTTTGTAGATAAGTTTCTTTATCTTATCTACTTGTTCTCTTGTAAATAATAAACTATATGACATCGTTTAATAATATATTTAGAAAGTATAAATTTATAAAAAAAATCATTTTGTGATATAAAATAATTATATCATAAAAATTTAAATTAATTAAGACGTTTCCTTTCGTCTGTCATCTTATCTAAATGTAATCTTGAAAATTCTAAAAGAATTTTTCGTAACATAGGACTAAACTTTCTAATATCAAACTTTATATCACATACTCTATCATCACTCTTATTTTCATTTATTTTTTGGCCATTATATGGTATCTCGTCTTCTTGTTTTTCTATAGTTGAATAAGTCTTAATTAAAATAAACAAATATTCAAATCCTTGTTTATCAAGCTTTTTTACATTTTCAATTAATTCTTTACATTCTTCAACAGTAATATCAGGCGGACCTTGATTACATCTTTTAGCTAATAAATCAAATAAAGCAAATGACGAAGAAGTTTGTTCCATTTTATATTTATTTAATAATAACTTTAAATAAATATATTAATATTTTTCTTTACAAATAACTTGGCACACCTCTTTGTTGACCATTTCCTCCTTGCTGTGGATAACCTCCATGCATTCCTGGATGTTGTTGTGGAGGATAACCTCCGCCGTATTGTTGTGGTTGCTGTGGATAACTTGGAGGATATTGTTGCTGTGGTCTTTGTTGTTGTTGACCTTTCTCTTTTACTTGATAAGCAGATTCATAAGATAAATAACAAACTCCTTTTTCTTCATCACATACAACATTATAAGGTAATCCTACACTATAAGCAGGAATATCACTTTCAATTTTATAATTCTTTTGTTCAATAAATTGTTGCTTAGTTTGTAACTTTTGAACAACTTCTTGAACAAACTCAGCCATATCTTGAGTAGTTCTCTCTCCATTATATTTTAAGAATGGTCTACCGTTAACATATAAAATAATAAAAGGAACATATTCAATAGGTGCTTTGCTCATTTTACTCATTTTAATAAGATCAGGATTTGCACTAAGATTTGCTAAAGCAAATTTACAATTTCCAATACGTTGAGGAAGACGCTTAAATTCAGGAATTGCGTCTTCACAATGAGCACATCTGTCTCCATTGACGTGGAAACAAACTAATACAAGTCCTTTTGCGTCAATACATAAAAGTTTCTTTCCATCAGAACCTTGTTCAAGAAAAAAGTCTTCGCCTGTTAAATGATATAAATTGTTCATTTTATATTAATTTTAAGAAAATTTAAACTTATAATTCTTTTTTTTATTAATTAATAAATAAAATGGATAATATACAATTACAAAATAAGACAAAAATTCAAGACTTACTTATAGTCTCATTACTTCAAGAATATGAATTTTTAATTTATGTTCTTGCAACTTTCTTTAGCTATATCACTATTCCTCGAGACGGTTATATCACTGTATCAGATGAAAGTATTGAGGCAAATTTAATAGGTAAGCCAAAGCTAACTGACACTATGGTTAAATATGTTATTCGTAATATTATAGGAGTTGATATGGTTTACGTTTCTACTGACTCTATTAAACCTTCTGAGTTTAATATTAGATTATTTGATAATAAAAATGAAGCAGAAATTAAATTTGCTGAAAAACTTTCAAAAGACACACAAAAAATGTTAAAATCTATTTATAACAATGACATCGAAATTATTACTAATGGTGCTTTTAATGAGATTCAACATTACTTAAATTTTGTTTTTAATCAATTTATATCTGACAAAGATGATTCTTTAGAACAAATTCAAAGTAATATTGAAAACTGGACTCATCGTCAAGGTGATAACGTCTTTGTTCCTATTGATTATAAATTTAATAACTCTGTTTATAATACCATCTTACAAACTTATATTTGGATGTTATGTGGACTTACTGACTGGCTTGAAAAAGATACTATTGATGAAATTGATATTCAAACCGCTAACAAAATATTATTTTATAGTTTCTCTTCTTTTTATAATGATAAATTAAATATTCGTGTTAGTAAAAACACTCCTCAATATACAGTTATTAACGACGTTGTATCTGGAGCTTTATACAATCATGATTTTTTTGTTTCTAAAACTGGTCTTGAAATGCTTGTTAGAAATATCAGTAATTTAATTTCACAATATCATACCGATTTATTAAGATCAGATAAATCAAAAGAACAACAACAACAAACGGAAGAACTTTTAAATAAACTTGAAAAAGAAAACAAGTTAAAGTTCAAAAGAGAAAGCACAGATTATCTTATAAAAGAATTTGATACTTTCATTTCTTCTGATATTTATAATCACCTCATGATATTTAGCAAACAGATTTAAAGAATAAGTTATAATTATATATAAAATGTCTGCTAAATACATCCTCAAGATTCAAACTGATAATGAGTTTTTAAGAAATAAGTATAGAGAACGAGTTAATGTTTATGGAGACGCAGGAGTTGATTTATATTGTCCTAAAGATATGAGAATTGTAAATAGAGATCAATCTGTTAAAATTGACTTTGAAATTAGATGTCAAATGGTTGATGTATTTAGTGACGTCATTGACTTTAGTTATATGTTAGTTCCTAGAAGTAGTATTGTTAAAACTCCATTACGTCTTGCTAATAGCATTGGTATTATTGATAGCGGTTATAGAGGTAATATTATGGCATGTGTTGATAATATTGATACATTAGTCGAAGACGAAGAATTAGAATATTATCAAATTAAACAAGGAGATAGATTATTTCAAATCGTTCATCCATCTTTAGAGGGAATTAAGGTTGAATTAGTTGACGAATTACCTTCTTCAAATAGAGGAACAGGAGGTTTTGGAAGCACCGGAAAGTAAAATAATTTTTATTTTAATGATTAAAAATAAAAATTACATTTTCATAATATAAGCAAGAACATAATAAGGAGGCATATTATTATGTGGTTTACCTTCGCCTGTATCATCTGTTATCATTTTACCACCAGAACCTGGCTGCATTGTTTGTCTATCATCACATCCTCCATTTTTAAAACAAGCATTATTATTTGAAATTTTATGATTATGTTTTGGCATTTCTTCAATTGTCAATGAATGTGATTCTGCCCCTCCTTTTTGTTCTAGTTGATTTACACTTAAAGATGAATCTTTAGCAACTGGCCAATCTGTTGGGTTAGCTCCTAACACAAATCTTCCTCTTAAATCTGGAGTATCTTTTGTTCCATCACATAAAGCCCAGCCTTCAGGAACATTATTTACAGAACCTTTCCAAAGCATAATCATACCTTTTGGAAATTGAATACTTGAAAGATTTCCATCAGCATCTGTCAAAACTAAATTATTAGCACCAGATAAAGAAGCATATCTATTAAATCCTTCTTTTACGTGTGAAATGCAAGTCATAATAATATATACTACTAACGCAATTAATGCAATTTGAATAATTTCTTTAGTTTCCATATTTTAATTTTTACTAAAGATAAAATTAAAATATTTTTTTAAAGCTTCATAATATATGCTAATGCAAAATATGGAGGAATGTTGTCGTGTGGTTCGTCGTTACCTGTATTTTCTACAACTAATTTACCTCCTGACGTAGAAGCTTTTACTACGGCATCATTAGTCCATCTATCTGTTGGCCAAAAAGAACATTGACCAGATTTACAATAACCTCCATCATCTCCTTTACCAATAATATCATGATTATGAGATGGCATATTTTTGATTTCTAATTTAACAGTTTCAGTACCTCCTGTAGTTCCCATTGGTCTTGCTGTTAAATCGTTCTTCTTATCACTTGGATTAACGCCCATAACAAATCTTCCTCTTAAATCAGGGGTGCCATTTGTACCATCGCATAAAGCCCAACCTGATGGAATATTTGCTAAAGCACCAGACCAAATGACAACAATGCCTTTTGGAAAAGGAATACTTGATAAATTTCCATCAGAGTCAGTTAAAACCATACTTGATGCTGATGATACGTTAAATCTAAAATCTTCTTTGGAGTTTCTTAAGAAACAGATTATCATAATTACAATAATAATTAATAAAGCAACACACATTTATTTTATTTTTAATAAAATAAAATAAAAATAAAATTAAATTAAAAATGTCTTTTATAAAATCTTTGAGATGGAGATTTTAACATAAAATAAGCAACTATAATAACTATTAATAAAGCAATTGCAATAATAATATACATAGTATTATCTTTTTGTTTGGGTGGTGCTTGAATCTGAGTAACTTTTGTAGGAGTTGTAGTTTTAGGTTTAGTGGTAGTTGTCGTTGAGCTTGGTGGTACGTCTGAAGTATATGTAGAACCAGTAACTGGCTGAGATGGAGCAGGAGATGGAGCAGGAGATGGAGATGGTTCAGGTGCTGTTTGAGTAGTTTGAGACGAACCACAGTTTTGTTGAAGATTAATGTCTTGAGCTTTAAGGTCTCTTCCGGCGTTGATAGTACTATTACATAACGTAACAACTAAATTTTTAGGACATTCTCCTTTTTCTTTTTTAATAATATATTCAACTACAGGGTGATTTGGTTGACATTTAGAATTAGTACAAAAACATACCCCTGATATAGTATCGTATGCTTTTCTATCGGCTTTTTTAATAGCCCTTCTGACTGTAGGAGTTCCGAATAAATCATTCATGCAAAATTCAGTATCCATTCCAGTATCATCTTCGTCTCTATTAATACAAGAACAAACAGGATCTAAACCATTTGAATCAATACAAGCATTCATAATTAAACCTTTTGCTACAGTTGCATTAGCAGTACTTTGTTTGTATAAATTAATAATTTCTGGCCTTGGTACTGGATTATATCTTAAAGTAACTTCTCTAGGAGATGCTATATATAATACATAAAGACCTAATAATCTACTGAAAACATATTTTTGTGTAGATGGTATTGTTTTAATTTTAAGTTCAATGTTAGTTGAATTTGTTTCTTTATATCCCGTTAAAGAATTTCCAAATGTTTTTTCTGTGGTTTCAGTAACAACATCAATAGAACCGCTGTCAGAAAAATAAACAGATGATTTAGAATCAATTAAAGCATCTGAAATTAGTTTAGAGTCCTCAGGAGAAAATTTTTTAATTACAATATATTTATTTGCTCCTCGTTTTTTAAAAGTATTTATAATAAAATCATAAGATAACATGCTCTTTTTTTAAATATAAAGAATATTTAAAAAAAAATATTTTTATTTTCTACGATAATATCTTTGCGCTGGCATCTTATCAATTGCTTTAGCACCAAGCTTTGAACCTAAGAAATAAAGTGCAATAATAAGAACAATAACAATAACCATAATCATAATATAAGCAATCATTCCTGGGCCTTCTACGTCTGGAAGTTTTAGTGCAAGTTCTTCTGCGCCTTTACTCTCAGCTTTTTGTGCTACTTTAGCTTCATTTTCAACAACAGTTTCACTTAAAGCAGAAAGAGAATTAGTTACAGCATCATTAACAAGTTGGTCAGCAACCATTTGAATAACCATATCTTGAGAAACTTTACATTGTTTACCTCTAATTTTAATATTTCCTTTTGCTTTAATGAGAACTGAATTAGTTCCTGATACAGATGTATTAAGTTCTTTAATTTGTTCATCAATCTTATTCTTTTGATCAATAGTATTAATATTTGTAAGAGTATCATTGATAACTTTTTGACCTTGTGGAGTTGCTCCTATTCCAGTTTTATTTTCTTGAACAGCTTCAGCAACATTTTTAACAATATCATTTACTTCATTTGCAATTGTTGTAACTTCTTCACTTGATAAATTAATCTTACTAATAATATCTAATTTCATTTTTTGCGCAAATTCTAATCCACCATCACCGCAATCAATATCAATATCTCCGTTAGTTGATTCAAATACAATACTATTAATACCACTTGCAGTGGTTCTTGTAACATTTTTAGATGTCTTTAACATACACGCAACATTTTGAACTGTCTTATTATATTTATTAGCAATAACTGTAAGTTGTTCACATCCAATCGCTGAAGTATTTGAATTAGATGCTTTAACACCACCAGCAGCACCTCCTAATAAAGATTGAACTTTAAATTGTGCTTCAAATTGTTGAATTGAAGCGTCAGTTCTACAAGCTTGAGCTCCAGCTGCCTCTAAAATTTTATTAGCTTCAGTTGCAACTCCTGCTAAAGGTAAAGTTGGAACAGGAGGACATTGAGCTGCTTCTATTTCATATCTGCTATTTCTAAAATTACGTCTATCTCTTATAAAATATTGATAATGGTCCATTTATAATTTTATTTATTAAAAAAGAAATAAAATTATTTAACAATTTTTTTATCAAACATATTTAATTTTTATAGTTATATGTTTGTAATTGCTGTCTTTGCTTTATAGATTTGTCAATCTTTTTTACAGATTGTAATATCGTTAAATTTTTTAATTGGTCTAACCAAACATTATTACTAACTTTACTTGAAAACATTATATATTATTAATATATAATGTTATTATTTTTAAATTTAACTTTTAATATTTTTTTACTTTTTCTTTTGCTCTTGTCTATCAGTTTTAGAAACTGTATTCTCTTTCTCCCACTTTACATACTTTTCTAATAATTCATCCAACTCTTCTATCCAAATTGTTTCAATCTTTTTCTTCTTATACTCATCATAAGCTTTATTCAATTTCTTTTCTTTTTCTTTTATTTCTGTTAACTTTTCTCCTGTCATATGTCTCACTTGAATACTTAATAAATATTCATAGCTATCATCAATCTTATCAAACTTTCTCTTTAATAATTCTTCTTCTAAACTTTGCATTGACTTATCTTTTAATGTTATCTTATTGTTTAGCACACATTCTAAAAAGTTAATTTTATTTCTTAAAAATAATAATTCTTTTTCCATATTCTTAATAAGCCCGTCTTTTCTTACTTTATAAAAATCATATCTAATACTATAATATTCTCTTATAATTTCTTCTATATTTTCATATTTTTTAATCTTATCATCTTTATCAAACATCACCATATTATTTAAATAATTTGTATCAACTAATCCTAAACTTTCATGATTTACTTCAAAATCTTCTGAAGCAGTTACTGTAAAATTTACTATCTCACTATCACAATGATTAATGATATCTTTTATCTTACCGGCTTCTTGAAGGTCTTCTAATATCGTCTTATATTTTGAAATACTAATATTTTTCTTTCCTAAAGGTATTTCAGTAATCTTATACTTACGTTTCTTTTCATCAACTATTTCATACACACCTTTAGTAATAACTTTTGAACCTTCAACTTCTACAGTTCCTTGGAAATTTCTATAATAAGGTTTAATCTCAAAGTTAGGGTTATTATTTTCTAATAATTGTTTTAATATATTAATAAGTTCTATAATATTATACGAAGGAATACTACAACTCCAACCAGTTCCAATACCCGCACTAATACCATTAACTAAAATCATAGGAACAATAGGAATATAATTTTTCTTTTCAACTACATCACCGTCATCTTCTGCATTTAGTAAAAACTCATCATCTTCTTCTCTGAAAATTAATCTGGTAAGTTGGTCCATTTTTGTAAAAATATATCTTGGACTGGAGGCGTCTTTACCCATTTCTAAACGAGTTCCAAATTGACCTGCATTAAATAATAATGGAATATTATTAGCACCAACAAAACGTTGAGCAAGTCTTGTAATAGTATCAGATAAATTATCTTCTCCGTGATGATAATTAGTTAATTGAGCAACAATTGCTGCAAATTGTGCAACCTTAATTTTTGTATCTTCATATTTAATATTTTTCTTAAATATAGTATATATTACTTTTCTAATACTTTCTTTGAAACCGTCAATCATAGAAGGAATACTTCTTTTACAATCTTCAATACTAAAGTTAATAAGTTCATTATTAATAAACTCATCAATAGAAAGTTCTTCGACTTTATAATCATCAATATCAGCAAATGGTTTAGCAGGGTCATAAGTCTTCAACCATTCTTTTCTAAAATCAGTATTTTCTTTTGAGAAAATATTATTCATAATATCGGTAGTTTTTTCATCTTCTTTTAATGTAACAACTCTTCTACCAAAATCTTCTTTAACATCTGCGGATTCAGACGTTCCTAATCCCTTAAAGTAATTGACGTGTTCTTTTTTAATATTGTTTTGAGTAATATATTGATTGGCTTGATATTGATTAAAAAAGTTAATAACTTTTTTATTTTTCTTAATCTTTACGATTGGAACTCTCATAAAATTAAAGAAACCATCAACCTTTAATAAAGTAGGGAAGAGAGTATGGAAAAAATTATACAACAGCCCAGTAATATGTGTACCGTCAGGGTCAGCGTCACAAATACACATTAACTTACCATATCGTAATCTTTTAAAGTTTACAGGATTAGTATAATCTAATCCTGTTTCTAATCCCATAACTTGTATAAGAGCTTTTACTTCAGCATTATCAATTAAAGTCTTAATCGAACTATTTCTAACATTTAAAAATTTACCTTTAATAGGAAGAACTCCAAAGTAGTCTCTTCCTTTGACTCCATTAAATCCATACTTCATACCTTCTACAGCGTAAGGTTTAGCAGATAATCCTTCAGTAATACATAAAATACATTTAGAAGCTTCTTTTTTACCAGCAAAATTTGCGTCTTCGAGTTTTTCGATGTGAATATGACCACGTTTTTTTTCAGTTTCATTTTTAAGAGTATTAAGTTCTTTAGCAGAGAGCATTTGTTCAATTTCTTGAATAAAAGACCATTTCATAATTTTAGGAATATCGGTTTTTCTAAGGTGAGTTTTGACAATAGGAGAAACAAGTTTTGATTTAGATTGTTCGTCGAATTCGGGGTTAACAGAGTCAGCATAAACGAATACAAAAAAATGTTTTTTAATATCATTAATATTAATTTTCTTTCTATCTTTGTTAGCTTTTTGGTCGTTTATTTTATTAACGATAGGACGAAATAATTCTTCACACCAAGTATCAATGTGAATACCACCGTTTCTTGTGTAAATACCGTTAACAAAACTCATATGATTAAATTCTTTATCTTTTACAATCATAACTCTTGAGTCATCGCTACTGAATATCATATGTTCTTCTGGTAAAGTATCAAAAAACATAGAAACGTAATCTTTAATTCCAGTGATAGGAATAAGTTCATTGTTAAAATAAGTTTGAACTTTGTTAAGACTTGCGGTCATAGCGGTATCGTAAGCGATTCTTTTTAAGAGATTAAAAACGTCATCAGTAATTTCTGAAAGTCCAAATCTGTCCAAGTCAGGTTTGAAAGTGATACAAGTAAATCCATTTTTACCATCTTCAATAGATTTAGGAAAGTGAGTTTTTACTTTATCAAATTTAGCAGGTTGTCTTTTAAACATATTATCAGACCATTCTTGAGTATAAAGAATAGCTTCTTCTTTGTTATAAACATCAACTTTAAAATAATTACTAAAGATATTACAAAGTTTAACACCATAACCATTTCTGCCGGAGGTTTTACGTTCTTCGTTATCATTATAATTAGAAGAGGTTAAAAGATGACCAAAAATCATTTCGGGGATGGGGATGTTAAGCTGTGAATGATTAGTAGTAGTAATATTTTTGCCGTCATTCCAGATGGAGATGGTATTATTTTCTTTATCAATATTAATTTTAATAAATTTAGGAGTAATTTTTTCAGATAATGAGCGCCAGACGTTATCGATTGCGTTAGATAAAACTTCAACATAGATACGGATTAATACAAGGGGGTAAGAGATTTGTTTTTTTATTATTTTATTTTCGTTCATAATATAGACAGGTTCAGGATCTAACATAGTGCGAATAGATTTGACATAAGTATCAGGGCGTTTAAGAATTTGTTCGTGAAGTTCAAGTTTTTGATATTCAACTTTAGAGTTAGATTGTTTAATTTCAAAGCCTTTAGTGTTTACTTTTTCATTTTCTACTTCATCTTCTTCATCAAAAACAATTTTCTTCTTCTTTTCTTTCTTAGGATCAGAAGATTTATTGATTGCTTTAGTGTATTTTTCAATCTTAGTTTGCTTGGTAGACATAGTAGTTTATGAGATGTTATATAATATGAAAAAATATAATTTTAAATTGTAAAAATCATTTTATTTTTCTTTTTGTTAATAATAATAAATGAGTTTTTTACATATTTCGAATAGACATGATATAAGAAATAGAGAAAATTTTTATAATTTTTCTATGCTGAGACAAGAATTAACTCCAGAAGAAGTTCAACAAAAAGAAAAACAATTAATTTCTTCAGTCGAAAATAGAAAAGCAGTCTCTCAAGAGCCTGTTAAATATCAACGTTTTAGTTCAAGAGATGAAGAGTTTAATACTGCAAGAGATTTTGCTTTATTAAAAAGACAAGTATTAGGTGGTGCTAATGATAGTGTTAGAAACGCATTTACAGCAGATTATGTCGATTTGCCAATTCCATCTGATGCAATATTTAATTTATACAATGCTCCAACTAGAGCAAATCCAATAGGAGATACTGCGTCTATTAATGATCCGTTAAGTATAGCAGAGAAGTTGTCAAGTGATAGAGATTGGGAAACAGGAAAAGATTTTTGTAAGAATAGAAGGACAAAGTATGGATTATTTGATACATATGGAAGACAAGCTAATCAAAATAGCGTTCATTGGAGTGATTGCGCGGGAGATGATCCAATGGTTGCAATAGATAGAGATAGATACATTCAGCGTATGGAGTTTGATAGTTATGCTCCATATCAGGTGAGCATTCCTAAAGGTTTATTACTTTAAAATGTTTTAAAATTAAAATAAATGTCTAAAATAAATTTTTTTTTCTTTTTGTCATAATAAATATATAAAAATGTCTATCTCATCACAATTAGTTCAAACAAAAATTAATTCAGGGGGTATCGCTCAATTTGGTGCTTCTATGTCTACTTTAATTCCTGAGTTATCACCTTGTGGCGACAGATACGGTTTCGATCAGTATGGTCGTGAAGCTCCACCAGATTCTGTTGATTCCTTAACTTGTCCTGGTCTTTTCAGTTCTGAAGTTCGTATTAACGTTGAAAATTCATTACGTCCATTTTTATCACCTCGTTATTTTGATTTACCAGTTGGTATTTCTGGAGGTGCTGATACCTTATTTGGTAATGCTGCTATTGGTGGTCGTGTTTCCATTGCTGGTTATAATCAAAACGTCCCAATTGAAGTCTCTTCTTTAGCTGGTGCTAATAAGAATATTAATGCTAATCTTGCTTTCAGTCGTTTAGCTCAAAACAAGACTGGTACTACTAGTTGGTCTACTGCTTCTCAAAATCCAGAACAAGGAGGTGTGAGTTATAACTCTATGTATTAAATTTTCAAAATCTTTTTTTAAATATTTTATTATATTTAAAAAATTATGACTGACGTTTATTATTATATTGCTTTCTTTTTAGGAATTTTAATTGCTGTTGAAGCAGTTGCTCTATATTCTATCGAAAAATTTGCAAAAGAAAGACAAATCAAGTTTTTTATTACTACTGCTATTTGTTATGGTATTCTCATACCTTATCTATTATATAGAAATTTAATGTATAAAGATATTGGTATGATTAATTTCTTTTGGAATATATTTTCTACTATGTCTGGGTTTGCAATTGGAATTTTAATTTTTAAAGAACAAGTTAATAATTTACAATGGATTGGTATCAGTCTTTCTTTAGTTGGTATTGGACTTGTAATTTTAAATGATTATCAAAAAATAAAATGAGTTTTTAAGAATAATTTAAAGAATTAAATATAATTATTAATAAAATGTCTCATCGTTATAATTTGCGTTCTAAAAAGAATATTAACGTACAAGTTAATACAAGTGAAGAAAATAAACCTTTGAATGTTATTTTGTCATCTAATACATCTGAAAAAAACATTAAACCTTTGAATGTTAATATTATTCAAAGAGATGATATTGTTTATGGAAACTTTAAAGAAGGATTATGTTCAAACCATTTTAAAGAAGATTTACTTACTTTTATAGCAAAGTGGAAAGAATTATTACCAAATATCACGGATATAATGATTGAAAATGTTAAAAAAACAGACTACACAAAAGACCCATATAATTATTTACAAGTAAATAATCAATTATTTGAACAAATAAAATCCCAATCTATCTTTTATTTAAAAACAAATAAACATTTAACAATTTTATCAGATTATGATAGAGTAAAAACTTCATTTAATTTATCTATGTTTAATGAAGAACTTACTGATTTAATAATTAATAATACAGCAAAACATACTCAATTAAATTTTGCAAAAAGTTTAAAAGAAAAACTTAGAAGAGTTGCTCTTACTGAGCTTAGAAAACAATTGTTTTAATTTTGTAAAAGTTAATTATAATTTTTTAATTATAATTAATTAATAAAAATGTTGAATACTTTACTTACGACAGTGTCCTCTTCTCTTATGAGACCCTTTCTTAGAACCCTTTACCCACTTTCTTGGACTTTTACATAAAGACTTTTTAGATCTCCATACTTTTGCTGCTTCCTTGATTGGACTTTTAGAACCTCTAAATGAACGTACAAGACGTTGAAAACCGTTTAATTTTTTATGTGATGGCATTTTAAATTATAATAAAGAAAAAAATTAAAATCCTTGAAATTTGTTAATAGATTTTTCATAAATTTCATTCACTTCTTTTTCTGTTAAAATATTCTTATATTCTTCAATTAATTCATCTTTAATTGTTTCTCCATATAATCCTAAAAATTCTTCAAAAACAGATTTATCATCACCCCATAAACTATTAGTAACATCTTCTTTAAGATATGTAGGAAGATTAGCAATAGCTGTATTAAGTCTTGCAAAAACTGCACTTCTTAATTCATCTCTTGGGTCAATTGTTAAAATATAATCTTCTCCTTCTACAAATCCTGATAATACATTAACTAAACGTGAGACATAACCAGTGTGACAAGTATCATCTGAATCTTTAATTTCTTCAAGTAAACGTTTGTAGCATTCTTTCTTAATTTGTTCATCGAAAGATTTAATTTTATTTAATACAATAACAAGAATATCAGATAAGTTAAGATTTTCAAAACGGGTAGGATCAGTCATAACACGAATAAAGAAATTATCAACTTTTGAATTTGTTTCTTCGTCTTGTTTATCAACGTTAATTTCATTATAAATTAAATTATGTAAAAATTCTAAAGTACAATGACCAAGAAGATTATCTTTTGCTTCTTGAAGATAATCTTTATGTAATTTATTAATAATTTTTCTAACACTTTCATTAATAGTTTTATCATGAACATTTTGTCTATTAGTATAAAATGTAGTCTTTTCAAGGTCTTGATCCATATAACCAATTTCTTGAAGAATCTTCATTCCAAAGATAACTTCTTCTTCTCTTCCAAATGAATATAAAATATCAGCACATTCTCCTCTTACATTTTCTGATTGAGACTTATCTTCTGCAAGATCAAGAATAAAATCAAGAGCGTTATCTCTTTCATCTGTTTCGCAGTCTAATTCATCTGGATAAAATGATAGAATATATCTAGCGCAGATAGATAAGATCTTAAACGGATACTTTTTATGAACTCCTATTCTAAAGAAGAAAGGTTGAAGGTCATAAACAAGCTGGTCTGTTAATTTAAAAAACTTATCGTTATTAGAAAAGAAATAAAAACGTTTATTAACTTCAATATTTTCATCTTCTAAAATAGTTTTACAAGCTTCTAAACAATGTTCATGACAATTAATATATGGAATATGAATCATATAACGTATACATTGAAATCTATCTTCGTAATCTACAGAAAGGTCCATTGCTTGTTTTTTAAGATGTAAGAAAGGATGCATATCATCAAAATGAGAATCACCTCCAAAGAAAGATTTACCAAAGTTACGAGTATCAATTCCTAAAAACTTTGGAGGAAGGTGTTCAAATGAACTCATATTACTGACATAACCACTGGTATCAAGTAAATTATCAAGTTTTTTAGTTTCTTCGTTTTGGTTTACTTTTTCTTCATTTACAGTGCTAGAAAAAGTTGAATATTCGCTATCATCATCATTTTCATATAAACAATAATTAGATTTTGTTTCAAAATTAGTTGATAGTTCATTTACAGAACTATACTCAGAGACATTTTGAGGTCTGACTTCGTAATTAGACATTTCGTTAAAATATAATTAAATAATATAATTATATTTTTAGATTTACTTTTTGCATAAAGAAGTATATACAAGATATAAAGCAATAGCGACGACAATGCCGTATAAAATCATATCTTGTTGAGACATTGCTGAAACTTCTCCTCTAAACCCTTCTTTAATCATTTCTTGAGATTTACCTAAATTAATTGGTAAAGTATTTCTTTCAGGTTCAGTTGTAGTTTTCATTGTTAAAAAATCAGGAATAGTTGAAGCAATTGGAGTTGGTACTGGAACAATAGATTTAAAGTTAGTTTTTCCAAGAACTGCATCAATTTGATTAGGTTGTGAACTTCCAGATTGTTTGATGTATTTATTAATAAAATTTCTTAAACGAGTATTATTAACTTGAATACCTTGTTTAACAATGTTTTGAGCAAGGTTCATAACACCATTTTGAGCAACACCTCTATCAAGAACTTCATTTAATAATCTATTATTTTCTTCAAAGTCATTAAGACTAAGAATATCACAAGTTTTAGGACATTGATGAACAGAGATAGGACTTGAAGAATCTAATTTGGCATCTTGTAAATAAGCTGTAGAAATTGCAGAAAGAGTTTTAACGTCTCTATAAGCGTTATTTCCATAAGTTTTACAAACAACAGCACTATTATCAGCAAGAGGATTTAACATCTCGCATCTGGTGTAACATTTGTTAGTAGGGTCAGAAGTGTCATCTCTGCAATATTTAGCAGTGAAAGCTTCAAATAAAAAGTCATTAACTTTTTTTCCTGTAAAATCTGAGGTGGATTGTTGTTCTATATATAAATCGCAATATTTATCCCAGCCTCTTGCACAACGTTGACCCATAAAATTATGACAAAGACCTTTTTCAAAACGCCAAGGATTTTCAGGACAATTTAAATAAGAACCTTCAAGACAACATTGAACAGGATCTGCATTTTTTTCTGTAATAGGATTTTTTCCTCCATATTTTTCAAAATAGTCAGACATCTTTTATTTTTTATAAAAGATAAAAAAAACTTTTTATTATATTCTTATCCTTTTTTATTAAACGTTAAAGAATTTCATTTCAATATATAATCTTAAGATGTCACTTCGTAAAAAAACTAAATCAAATGATACCATCACTTTTAACCATCCAAACATCGCGGTTGAATTTTTTAGTAAAAAATATTACAAACTTCATTTAAAACAACATAATGACGATTGGGCTCGTATCTTAAATGATACTTTAGATAAAATTGAACATGATAAATTAGAAAATTCTGACAAAAGTATCATTTATTATTACCTTAAAAGAAGTGAATATGATGATTTCATTGAACTTGTTGAAAATGTAGAAAGAAAATTAAAACGTTCTCATTCTCAAGATGATGAAAAAGATGAAGATAACGACGAAAGTGAATCTTCCTCAGAAAGTGACTCTTCTACCGATGATGAATTGATTCAAAAAACTTTAACAAGACGTTTAACAAGTCAATCTAAAGGTCACGAAATTGACCATGATCACGTGTCTGATAGTGAAATGGAAGATGTTATTTCTATTTGTAGACGTTTTAGAGCTGTATATAAGTTAATTACTAATATGGCAATTCGTATTGAAAGATTAGAAAATTTATTATTGCCTCCAAAATAAAATGATTTTTTTACATTTTTTATAAAAATTGATTATAAAAAATGCTCTTAATATCTAATATATTAAATCAATATTCTTTTTTAATACCTATTGCTATCACTAAAGTTATTACTTTTTATACTTTCATTATAACATTAGGATTATCCTTTTTTAATCTCGTCAAAAATATACATGTCTCCGCTATCACTGTCAGTTTAGTCTCTTTTTTATCTATATATACTATAAATAAGACTAAACAATATGTTATAAAAATACATTATTTTTCTGATAAACTTACAAAATTATTAGAACAAAATAAAGTTTGTCAACAACTACTAAAACATCCTAATACTCAAAAAATATTATTTGTCTATAACTATATGAAGACTTATATAAATGATAAAATTAATCGTTGTAAGATGAGTTATGAATGCGGCGTACATACTTTAAATGAACGTGTTGTTTTTACATTTATTCATAAAGGTAAATTAACTCGCATTCCAATTGTATTTAATAATTTCGATATTAGAAATATTACAAAAATTGAATATATGTTATTTAGTAAATCTGTTTATGAATGTAACAAAGACCATATTGAATACATTAAAAGTTTTATTGATAATAAATATAGAAATATTAATATATCTCCATTGATGATGGGTTATGAAAAAGTTAAAATTACTTCATTAGATGAAAATTTTAATATGATTGAGAGTGAATATTTGTCAAATCAATATATAAATTGAAAAAAAGTTAAACATTTTATTTATTTAATATAAATAAAATGAACATTTATACTTTGTCTGTTAACGGAACTCATACTTCTATTTTAAAAACTTTTTATGAAACTGTTAAATCTTCTAATCAAAAAGGTTATTATAATATTCAAGTCTTTTTAGGTTCTCCTTACAATTTAACTCGTAAAATATTTTCATCTGATGATATCAAAAAAACCAAACAATACCTCGACCGTCATAATTTAACTGTCTTTACTCATCTTCCTTATGTTATTAATTTAGCAGGAAGTGCTAAGTTAAATAATTATTGTTGGAATGGAGATAAGACCATTGATACTTATGTTCAAGAATGTATTAAATCAATTGAGTATGAATGTGATTTATTAAGTCATATTCAACCTTCTAATAAAGGAGGATGTGTTCTTCATATCGGAAGTATTGGAAAATTAACAGATAGAGAAAAAGGATTAAGATGTGTAGCAGAATCGATTAATAAAATAAATTTTACAAAAGATTCTTGTAAATTAATTTTAGAGACGATGGTAGGAAGAGGAGGAGTTCTTGGAACATCATTTGAAGATTTATATAAGATATATAATATGTTAAATGAAGATAAAAAATCATATATAGGTATTTGTATAGATACCTGTCATATATTTGCTGAAGGCTTATATAAGCTTGATGGAAAAGAAGATATCGATAAAATGTTTAATGATTTTCAAAAATATTTTAAAATAGAAAAGTTAAGTTTGTTTCATTTGAATGATAGTATATGTGAGCATAATAGTAAGCAAGATAGACATTCAACTTTAATGAATGGATGTATATGGAAAGATAAAGTTAATGGATTAAAATATTTTATAGAGTGTTGTAAAAAGTTAAATATTCCAATGATATTAGAAACAGAAGAAAGTGATTATAATGTTGTTGAAAAATTATAAAAAATTATTTTATTATCATTAATAATAAAATAAATGGATTGTTCAATTCAAGAGTTAATTAAATTTGATAGAGAAAAACCAATGGCTTCATTTGGTCAACAATTATTAATTGCAATGATGTCTGTTATTGCTAATAATATTTTATTTAATGTTATTATTAATTTACTTCCAGACGATCATATGGATGAATATCACGAAGATGTTCGACAAGAATTTTCAAATATTCGTAAAAAAGCAGTTTCACCTTTTATTTTTGGTATTTCTGAACTTGTTAATGGAGGTATTTATGCACCTATTGTAGAAGAATTATTTTTTAGATTTTTACTTTTCAAATTAGTTTTTGTCAAAGTATTTAGAATTCATCCTCAAAGTGCTAATATATTACAAGCTATTGTATTTGGATTAATGCATATGTCTAATGTTGTTGCAAGTGAACAACAATTAAAAAAAACTATGTTACAAACATTAAGTGCTACTATTGGAGGTTTAATTTCAGGTTGGAGTTATATGTATACAAATAGTTTATTAACACCTATTATGTCTCATATGATTAATAATATTATTTCAACTGGTTTAGATTCGATAGAATATTCAATGTATTATACTAAACATTCAGTTTAATTTATATAATTTAAATTATATAAATTAATTAACTTTTTCGACAAAATTTAAGGTATGAAGAGAATACATTTGTATATTAGATAAAGGTGATAATTTACTTTGTAATGCTTCTTCAAATTTCTTTTGATATTTTTCTAATACTTCTGGATTATTTGTTTTTTGAAATATATCTTTTTTTAATTCTTCAACAGTCATTGGTGTTACTCGTCGTTCTATGAATTTTAATTTATTAAATGTACTTCTAAACTCTTCTATTGTCATTTTACCTCCGTATTCTCTTAAATGTTTCCAAGATGGAGCATCAATAATTTTATCAAGTCTAATATCTTTTCCAAATAATGACCTATACATTTGTCCCACTAACATCGGAGAGTCTTTATATTTCATACCTTCTGGAAATGTATGGATATAAGCCATAATACAATTAAAACTACAAAACAATCCATCGCAAGTATATGTATTTTCTTTATCTTTTTTTAAAGGAATTCCAAGAGGATGCCATTCAGAAGGAATAGAATGTCTACACCACCAACAATGACCTTTACAATCTTTATTAAGATATTCATTTGTTCCATATTTAATCATTTTTATGTCTTTACCTACATCATCTTTATAAAATGTTTCTAATGTTAATAGTTCTTTATTTGAAATACCAAGTTTTTCAAGATTTGAGGTAAGGTTAGAAATGTCGCTTATAGATTTTTTATTTGATAAAGATGATTTTTCTTTAAATTTTGAAACTTTTTTTACAGCTTGGTCGTCTACGATGCTAAAATTAGATTGTTTTAATGGTGGTTCTTTTTCTATAATATCATTTTTTAAATTATATTGGTCAGTTAATTCATACAAGTTAATATTTTTAAGAGTGATAGTATGGTCTTCATCCTTTATTTCAATCTTTCTTTTAGGTTTTCTAATAAAACTACTCATTGTTGTTAAATAATTTTTATATTTATGATGTAAAAATTATTATGAAAAATCATTTTAAATTTATTTTTAAAACTAATTATCATCGTTTATTATTGGATTTCTAATATCTTTTTAATAATCGTATAAATTAATCTATCTTTTCTTTTATTTTATTTCGTTTTTTCATAAACGTTTTTCCCTCTAAAAACATTTCAATTTTTTTATTATTATTTAATATAAATTCATAAGGAAGTATTTCTGTTTCTATTTCAATATAGTCTGTCTTTTTTGCTAAATCAATTATTTCTTGTTTTTCTAAAATAACAAGAATAATTTTATTTGCATAATTTAAAAGTCCTTCGTTATGGTCTGTATCTTTTTGTTTAAAATTAATGGTTAATATTTGTTTATATTCTTCTTCTACAAAATGTGTTATTAATGATTTAACAGGAATTGGATCAAATATTGCTCCATCTATATATACATTCTGGTCTATATGAGTTTTTGAAAATAAAAATGGAATACTACAACTACAAATTACAGCATCTGTAGATAACATTGTAGGATGAGTTTTATATGAAAAATATGTTTTATTATTATTACTAACATTATAACTATTACAATAAAAAGTTTTTCTAAATTTCATAAAAAGTTCAAGAAGAGTTGGAATATATCCCGTCTTTTCAATTATCATATTTTCTAAATATTTTTTTAAATTATCTGTATTAATTATCCCATAATCTCGAAGTAAACCGTCAAATGACATTAATTTAAAATGTTCTGAAAAATCATTCTTACATAAATATACAAATATTTCTTTAGGGGTATATCCAACTATTAATAATAAACAAATTAAAGAACCAATAGAACTTCCAGCATAATATTCTATATTATTTAATAATTTCTTATCATAATAATAATCAAGTATACCAAGATAATATAATCCTTTCATTCCACCTGAAGATATGCATATCGCTTTATATTCGTTTGTTTCCATTTTCTACTTAAAAAATGTTAGAATTTTTAAGTAGACAATTTAAAAAAAATTATCTTCTCTTTACTTCTTCTTTATATGAAAAAAACATAATTGTAGCAAATAAGATAATTAACATTATAATAATAACATTATAAACTTTAGTATCACACTTAAAATAACGTGAACACATTGGACAATTCATAACGTGATTTAATGTATCAACGCAACTTTGTCCTGTTAAATTGACATGATAATATTCTTTCATATTTATACTTTTATCATTTTTAAGTGCATTTTGCATTGGAGGAGTAACTCCTGGAAATGGTGTCATTGAATCCATACGTCCTGTTAATGGTGGATTTAAAGAACTATCTAATCTTTCTGCATCAGCTAAACTGACACTTCTTTGAGGAGTTACAGGAGGATAATTTGAACGAATATTTGTTAAATAATCTTGTGGAATATAATTCCCCATTTTTGCTTTAGCACTTGGAAGAATAACACCTGTAGTGTTATCGCTATCATAATGGCTAATAGCAGTAGGACCATATGCTTGTGGGATGGTATCATAACCTGTTAAAATAGACTCATCGATGATACTGTATTTTGGAGGTCTTTGACCACCTAATTCTTTTAGTGGAACTGGCATACTTTTATATAATAAAAAGAAAGTTTTTTATAATATTCAAAATTAAAAACATTAATTTATAATAAAAAATATGGATATTGATAAACAAATTGCCTCGCTTGAAACAAAGAATGTATTTAACTTTGATTCTTCCCCTAAAATAATAGCTGCTAAACTATTAGTTATATTTGTTATTGGTATCTTATTAACATACGCAATTAAACCTATGACAATTGTTAATTTAAAATTTGATGGAGAGACTCAACGTTGCTCGTATGAAATTATAAAAAAACGATTATTTGTAGTGTCTATTTTTATTTCTATTATTCTATTTTTTATTTTATCAAATTTTAATATTATATAATTAACAAATGGCTGTTTCTCGTAAATATTGTCGTTCTACACCTGTTAAAAAAATGGGATTTTCTCAACGTTCTAGTTGTAAAGCTCAAGGTATAATTGCTAGAACTTCTAAAAAATTAAAAGGTAAAAAAGTTAAATCTTCTAAGTATAAAAAATCTAGAAAACTTAGAAAACATTCACGTAAATAAATTAATTTATATTATTATTAATTAATTTAATCTTTCACTTATTCGTTATATATTTTTCTTCTCAAACTCATCTAAATCTATATCTGGACCTCTAAATGTTTTCTTTTGTCCTTGAGATGGTGGCGCATTAAACGTTGGTTGAGCACTTGGATCATATGGTGAATAATTTCTATTAAACGATTG